GCGTTTTCTGATCAACAACGCAGCTACGGGTAAGGACGTTTTTGTGGTCTTATCTGACGGCTCTTTCTTGAGACTGAAGCATGATGCGTCTGCTAACTCACACGGCGTTGCTTTGTATGTGGATGATGACGCTTCGAACGCGTATGCGAGGCTCTTGTTTGTGTCTCCAACGAACGCAGCCGGTTCCTACAAGACAGACGATTCTCTTACGTGGAAAGGATGGACAGATCCCGACTCTGTGATTGGGGTCGCTCTGGAAGCGGTTAACAACAGTGCCGGATCCGCTGCGGCGCGTATTAAGGTGGAGGTGCTCTAATGGACAACAACGTAACAGTCGATGCCATTCACGCAAATGGTACGGAAATTCGTGCTTCAGGGAGCGTCGCACAACGCCTTATGGAGACGGGTTTCAATGTAAACGCACTTCGTACTCTGGATACCCTCCGTAAGGATGAGTGGAAACAGTACGATGAGACGGTGGTTCAGGTTGCTCGGCAGCGTTTAGTTGCCGTCGAAGACTTGATGTCTCGCGGTCTAACGTTTACGGTCACGAATCCGCTGGGCACCACGAGAGTGGAGTGGGAAAACGAAGGTGATATGTCGGCAGCTAATGTTAGCATGTCAGGAGTCACTGAAGGGGAGAACGATCGTCTTACTTACGATTTACTCTCTGTTCCGTTGCCTATTATCCACAAGGACTTCAAGATCAATATCCGAGCTCTTGCGGCTTCGCGTAAGAACGGTGAGCCTCTTGATACGTCCCAAGCAGCGCGTGCCGCTAGGTTGGTGGCTGAGAAGATCGAGGAAATCCTGTTTGATGGTTCAACAGTTAACGGTACCAATACGCCTGTGTATGGGTATACGAATGCACTGAACCGAAATACAGGCTCAATCTCTAACTGGGCCAACTCTGGCGTCACAGGTGCAACAATCGTCACGGAGACGTTAGCTATCCAGGCTGCGTTGGCTGGTGATCATATGTATGGTCCATATATGCTGTATGTGCCTGCTGATTACTGGAATAAACTCATGGACGATTATAAAGCCGCAAGTGATCGTACCATTCTGGAACGTATCTTAGCTATCCAAGGCATCGCGGGTGTTAAAATGTCTCCTAATCTGACAGGTAGCACCACGGGTGAAGTTGTGATGGTGCAGATGTCTTCAGACGTGGTTGATATGGTCGAAGGTATGCAGCCCACAACTGTGCAATGGGATACGCATGGTGGTATGGTTGTAAACTTCAAGGTTATGGCCATTATGGTCCCACGGATGAAGTATGACGCTTCAACCCAGTCGGGAATCGCCCACTACTCAGTATAGGTGTAACATGACTGAAGAAACTCTAAAGGCTTATCGTCTCACTCATGGGAAGTTCCGCTGTAAAGATGGAAAAACCCATAAGAAGGGCGATACGGTTATGCTGACGGAGTCGCAAGCAAAGAACTTTGCTAACATGCTCGCAAAGATTGACGTGCCTGTTACAGAAGCTAAGCTGCCTCCCAAAGCAGAAGCCGAAGATCAACCGGAACTTGCTTTAGAAGAATCCGCAGAAGAAGGTTCTGAGAACGAACCTTCTCCCAAAGAAACTCCTAAGGGGAACAAAGCGGTTGGGAAGCCTTTGCCGCCAAAGCTCGGGGTTAAGAAGTAATGGCCCTGGTAACAGATAGCGAGGTCAAAGCTGTGGTTGATACTGTGCGGGATACTACGCCCTTTATCACCACAGCTGACCTCGTTGTCGTAGAACAACTTAGCGATTCGGGTCTCTCCGATGACCGCCTGAAGCAGATAGAGTTGTATTTAGCGGCACATTTTGTGGCTATCACAGAAGAACGAGGTGCACTTAAATCATCCAAGTACGGAGACTCCCAAGAATCGTATGAGGTTGATGTTGGCAGAGGGCTTAACTCAACACGTTATGGGCAGCAGGCTTTGGCGTTAGACACTAGTGGTACATTGTGTTCGATGGGCAGAGCTGGAGGAAAAGCGTTATTTAGGGTGGTCTAGTATGGATAGGAGATTTCCGAGTGCTATCACGTACTGGGCAGCTACACCTGATGGTTATGGCGGCTACACTTTTACTTCCCCTGTGGCTATGACGGGTCGTTGGGAGAACAAAACAGAAAGGACAGTAGACAGTAACGGCGTAGAAATTGTTTGCAGGTCTGTGGTTTATCTAAGTGCCGACGTGGCTGTTGAGGGATTTCTTTATTTAGGTACCTCTACGTCAGCGAGCCCTTTGAGCGTTACTGGGGCACAACAGATACGGCGTTTTGATAAGACACCTGACTTGCGCAACGTAACATATGAGAGGAAAGCGATTCTATAATGGTACAGAGGTTACTTAGAGCCCGCATCGGCTATAGTCGATTGCCTTCTAATGTAGATCCCTCTATGGCCTCTTATACATCTAGTATCAGAGCTCAGATGGCCTCTATAGAAAAAAACCTTACAAACGTTATTGCAGGAATTGGTGAGGCAGGTCCAGAGATCCTACGTGAAGCTTTGGAACCTACTTTTGAAAAGTCACAGACTTATGTGCCGGTAGAAACAGGAGAACTAAAGGCTAGTGGGTATCTAGAAACACGTACCGTAAGAGGGGAAACCATCGTTGAGATGGGTTACGGAAGATCTGGGAGTCCTCCATACGCGGTGTATGTACACGAGATGACGGACAAATATCATCGTCCACCTACAAGAGCGAAGTTTCTGCAGGCTGCGTTAGAAGAAGATAGAGACCAAATAGTGAGTCGAATCGTTGCAGGGTATAGGAGTCTTACGGAGTAGTCGATGGCGGATCCCGCGGCAGGAGCTTCAGCGATCCTCGTAACAGCAGGTGTTGGTACAGCAGGTGCAACATCTGGTTGGGGGATATTCTTGGGTAGGATGCCCTCCAAGCCGGACACCGTTGTTGTAGTTAAGAACGCGGGCGGGCTACCTCCTAACCCTAAATGGAGACTCGACTATCCAAGTTTACAAGTCCTTGTTAGAGGTGCCGCTAATGATCGTGCGACAGCTTTTACAAAGGCTAAAGCAGTAAAAGACGCTCTTCTAGGATATCCTAGCGGGGTTGTAGGCGGTGTTGGGGGCGATACATGGGTACAAGTACTCCAGATGGGAGATATAGCAGAGATCGGATACGACGAAAATAATCGTCCCCTACTCTCTCTAAACTTCTCCCTAATTGTGGAGCCCACTTCGGGGACTAACAGGGTATCTTTATAGGAGGTAACATGCCGGCAAAAATCGTACAAGTGTCTATTGACAGTGGTTCCAACTGGCTGACACTTCCTGGAAGCAGCGGCTCCTTCACAGAGGACGCTAGCACCGTTGACGATACAATCTTTGGACAAGCATACAAATCGCAGGAAGCGGGTCTTATTAATTGGAAAGTAGAAGCTAACGCTGTTTATAAAGGTTATGCTGGCTACCTAGCTACTATAAAACAGGGTGGTACGCCTACAACTCTCACCGCACAGGCGATGGCACAGGTTGGCTCTACATCGACGTGGAAGATCTCAGATGCTGCTAAGGCTATCTTAGATGCGGCAACCACAGTGGTTGTCGAGGAACTAACAGACACTGGTCCCCCTGAAGTGTGGACCGACATTACTACTGATGTAGCATCGGTAAATTATCTTCTTGGTGAAGTTACCTTTACTACAGGGAGTGAGCCTTCGGGCAGTGTGCGTATCTCTGGCAAGTACATTCCTACGACGGCTTTGGGCAAAGCGAAGTCGTGGGACCTTAAACAAACAGCCGATCCTATTGATACTACCGATCTTGCGACGGCTCAGGCAAATGGGGGTTACTCTACTTATAGCCCAGGCCTACGTACAGTTACAATGAGCTTGAAGGGTTTTTATGATGTAACTTCTGGACTGCGTGCTGCTTTAGCTGCTAGAGACGCTGTTATTATCGAAATTAACCCCGATGGTGCAGGTAAGTCTTTGTGTAGGGGTTATTTCCGTCTTTCCAGTGAAGGGCAGAGCGGAGATGTGGGAGCTCTGGAAGAAGAATCTACCAGTTTCGTGTTAAACGTGCCCTCCAGCGACTATGTACCATTTGCTTGGGATCATGCAGCAAGTTCTATCTTACACGCATCAGTTCAGGCACTTTTAGGCGCTTGGGAAGATGGTACTATGGTGGACGTGCAGTATCTGTATGATGGCACTAACGGTGTTAAGGGGGACGCTGTTGTCACAGATGTATCACTTTCCGGAGGCCTTACAGCTATGAACACTTTTGTAGCCAACTTTCAGGGCAGCGGCGCTCCCACCGATACGGGTACCGGTTAATATATTAAACCTCGTCCGTGGGGTTAAACGCGGACTAATTTCGCCAGCAAGAAAGGAAGGAGAATATGACGAGTAAGAGAGACCAAATCCGAGGCGCTATTCTGAATGCTACACAAAGAAAGAAGATCACGGTAGAATTTTTCGGTAACATCGTAGAAGTGCGGCAACCGACACTAGGAGAAGTACTTGCCAGCACCGAGGGAGCCAGTCGCCAGGAAACAGCTGTGAACATGATTATCGGTTACTGTTACGTTCCCGGCACAGACGAGAAGGTTTTTGAAGAAGCTGATAGGGAAGGTCTTTTAGCTCTTCCTTTCGGTGAAGACTTGTTAAAAGTGCAGAAAGCTATCTCGAAGCTTACTGAAGTTGATACTGAAGCCGCCTCGGGAAACTCCTAAGCAGCCCCCTTCGCTACAACGTCCTAGCGATTGCGGAGCTGCTAGGAAAATTCGAACACGAAGTTCTTCAGCTCACCCCTGAAGAACTTGCTCGCTGGTTTGCCTACCTTGAGATCAAGCAGGACATTTTACAAAAAAGAGCTGCGAGGTCTAAGTCCGGAGGAAAACACAAAGGACGTAGATTATAGGGACTAAGATGGTACTATCACTGGGTGACCTTTCATATAACGTAACAGCTAACACCGAAGGATTGAACAAATCCATCGACAGGCTGAACGAGTTTAGCAAACTCGTTGACCGTACAGCGAAGTTACAAGCTGATGGTGCTAAAGAAGTAATCCGTGCTTACACTGCGCAAGAGCACGCAATTAAAGGTGCTTTACAACAAGCAATGAATCTCCAAGGACGTCTACGCTCCGTATCCGCCCCTCCGGAGCAGATCGCACGTGTTTCCAACGCTTTTAGAGGGTTGACAAACAATTTAACTTCAGGAGCACTTTCTTCGTTGGAGTTCACGCGCGCGCAAGACCGTTTTAAGGCAGTTCTTGCAGCCACAACTAGAGACATGCGTAACTTTAACAGCGCGCAGCCTGACAGCAGTAAAAATAAGTTTGCTACCTACTTAAGAGATATACAATCGTCAGCAACTTTAGCTGTGGGACCTTTATCAGGTATAGGCGCACGTATCCAGGCCTTTGCTGCTATCACTGAAAGATCCTCTTGGACTCTAGCTGCATTCGCTACGGGTGTTGTTGGTGTGGTTTTGGGTTTCGGTGCACTATCAAAAGCAGCCATACAAGCGGTTCTTAGCTACCAACAGATCCAAGCCACTTTAATGGCCGGTACAGGTTCGCAGGTAGCTGCTGCTAACGAGTTCCAGCATATTCACGATAAGGCTTTGCAGTTAGGTATCCCCCTAGAGGCTCTCGGATACAGTTACGCAAGGTTACTTGCTGCTACACAAAACACTTCTTTGGCAGGCGAAAAGGCTCGCAAGATATTCGACAACGTATCCATAGCCATTCGTGCTATGCACATGTCTAGCGAACAGGCTGGTAACGTGTTTCTTGCTCTCGAACAGATGATTTCTAAGGGATCAGTGCGTTCCGAAGAACTGTCCAAGCAGTTGGGCAACGTCGTTCCAGGTGCTTTTAAAATATTCGCTGACTCGATGGGAGTGTCCACAAGCAAATTAAAAGAGATGCTAGCTGCTGGTCAAGTGGGTATCAGTACAATCTATGGCTTCTCTGAGAAACTCGCAGCCACTTTCGGTCCAAGTGCCACTGCCAGTGTCGACAACCTCGATGCAGCCATTAATAGGTTGCATACCCGAATGTTCGACTTTTTACTAGCTTTCGATAAAGCAGTTGGGTCCAGTACTATATTCAAGAACATAATTAATGCACTTTCCAACGCACTTGCTTATTTAACCAATAATATAAACAACGTTGTGGGCGCATTAGGTGCGATAGCAGGGGTTATCACAGCTTTAGCAGCGCGATCCCTCGTAGCTATGGCGATACCAGCAATTACCACATTCACGGCTGCTGTAGCTGCTTCCGGTATTTCCCTAGCTGCCTTTGGTACATTGATCTCAGGTCTTCTTGGTCCCTTAGCACTTCTTGGAACAGTTTTGGTGGGAGCTGTAGGTGGTTTCTACCTATTTAAACCCGGAGTTGATTCTGCTGTACAGTCAGCATCCCGCTTAAAAGATGAACTCGACCAACTTACTAACTCTGCCAAGCTGAACATCCCAGTAATGGGTGACATGTCTGAGAAGATGAGGACCTCTGTAGGACAAAGCATCCAAGAGTTAATGAACAAAATTGAAGACGCTAATAAACGTATGCAAGACGTCAGCGGCCAGAAAGGACTAAACTGGTTTCTCTCTGACTTTGGAAGGTCAAAGAAAATAGGTGAGATCCAAAAGGAAATAGACACTTACAAAGCAAAAATAATGGATTTGAATGCCTCCTTCTTGGATATGCAAGTAGCGGCTTCTGAAGTTAAACTTCCTGGTGATGAAAAAGATATAAAGAACATCCAAGCACTTGCTAACGCGTACGAAAAGATTCGTGAAGCACAAGAAGAGTATTTGGCTTTGCAGTCCAACGCTTCCAACGAAGAGCTGCGCCGCATCAAGGCAGTTTCTGCGATGGCGTTCTCTCTTTCCAAAGAGGGTGTAGCACAGAGCACTATAAACACACTTACGGCACAGTACGCAGAACTGCTGCAAAAAATTGACTCCGGCAAAGCCTTACGAGATATTGATGCGGAAACAGATAAACTCTTCCGTCAGGCAGATGCCTACAGAGCCGCATCAGCCGACATGAAAACCTGGGCTTCAACAGACTTCCCCAAACACTTTAAACATCTGGAGGAGCTAGAACGTAGAAACAAGTTGCTGGAGGATGCCGGTGTACCTCTAGAGCAGATAAACGTTCAGATGGAAAGGTACACGGAAAGTTTGAACGCTGCTGAACGTGCCGAAAAAGCCTATAATCAAAGTATGCAGCGTATCAAAGAGGCCAATGCAGGTATCGATAAGGGGTTCGATGAGCTTGCAGACTCTTTGACAGACATTATGATGGGCACTAAAAGCGTTTCGGAATCTTTCACGGATATGATCAACAGCATTTTAAATGATCTGACACGTATGTTGATTCAGGAATCAATCACAAATCCTTTTAAAGAGCTGTTTAAGGGATTGATTGGGTTGCCAAGCACGAGCAGCTCTGGTGGTACAGGGGGTCTTTTTGATATCGTTGGCAGCCTGCTGGGCTTCGCCGGCGGTGGCTCCGTACCTCCTAACCAACCTGTAATAGTGGGAGAAAAAGGTCCCGAAATTCTTACATTAGGTTCTCCAGGTTTCATAACCCCTAACAGCCAACTGAATAGTTATGGGGGCACCAATAACTCTTTCCAAATTGGTGTAACTGTAAATGGACCTGCAGGGCAAGATCCAAAAACAGCTACCCAAGCGGGACAGCTAATTGGTTTGCAGTTGCGCGCGGCACTTACTGAGTGGGCCAACGACCAAAAACGCGTTGGCGGCGTATTCCAAAACCTGAGGTAGCAAATGACAACTACGTTCTCTCCCCCGAGGGCGCCGGGAATAGGCCCAAAGAAAGGCACAAAATATAAAATTGTCACAGCCGAGTTCGGCGATGGATACGTACAGCGTGCCAAAGATGGTATAAACAACAAAACAGTCTCTTATGACCTTTTCTGGAACGGACTCTCTGTTGCCGATGCTGATACTATTGAAGATTTTTTCGACGCTCAGGGGGGTTATTTAGCCTTTCTTTACACAGTACCCGGAGACACGGAAAGAAAGTATATTAATGGAGACGTTTCACGTCAGGATTATGGTATATATAGCAATATCTCTGTATCCATTACTGAGGTACACGACCCATGACAATACAAGAGGCTCAACAACGGCTAGAGTTAGGAGTTTTAATAGAACTTTTCACTTTAGACCTTACAGAAAAAGGTGCCGGCGTTCTGTATTGGACCCCCAGTCGTACGGATGTAGACAAGCCCATAATCTGGCAGGGCAACGCATACACAGCGATTGACGTGATGGCAGAAGGCTTTGAGAAGAGTACTTCGGGCACTTTACCTAGACCGCGATTAACTGTTGGAAACGCAGATAACATCGTAGGCAGCTTAATGGCTTTGTACGACGACCTTCGTGGTTGTCCTATAACCAGGATGCGCACTTTGTACGAGTTTTTAGATGATCAGCCAGGTGCCGACCCTACCGCTATGTGGCCAGTAGACATTTTCCGTGTAGAACGTAAAGTATCCCAAAATAAGAAACAGATCATTGTGGAGCTTGCTGCAGCTACGGACCAAGCAGGTTTAAGACTACCCCGCAGGGTGGTGTTAAGGGATACTTGTACGCAGGTATATCGAAGATGGACAGGGACAGCATTTGATTATACAAAAGCTACTTGTCCTTATACAGGCACAGCCTGTTATAATGAAGTCGGCAACGTATGCAGTAGTAGTAGCGATCGTTGCGGCAAACGTGTTAGTGACTGTAAACTCCGTTTTGGTGCTACTGCGGAGTTGCCTACAGCTAGTTTTCCTGGAGTAGCTCGAGTGAGGTTGTAATGTTTGTTTTACCAGAATTTCCTCCGGAAGCGATCGCAGCCGCAAAACGCCACGCAGCTGCTGAGTTTCCATACGAAAGTTGTGGGTTGATTGTAGACGGCAGTTACGTGGAAGTGAAAAACGAAGCTGCCGACCCTAAAAAGGACTTCAACATAAACAACGATACGTATTTGGCCGCAGGGGATAAGTTACAAGCGGTACTTCATAGCCATGTTAATACTGTACCCACAACCTGTGCTCCTTCAGAGAAGGATATGCAGGGGCAAATGGACTCTGCTGTTATTTGGGGTATTCTCCCTGTGAAAGAATACCCCAACCAAATAGAGGTATTTGATCCTCTTTTTTGGGGTGACTTCCGTTTGGAAGAGCCCCTTATTGGGCGGAAATTCATCCACGGTGTTAGTGACTGCTACTCACTTATAAGAGCTTGGTTCTGGCAGACTAAAAAAATTATTTTGCCTGAGTACGCTCGAGACAATAAGTGGTGGGAGAAGAATCAAGATCTGTATCAACAAGGCTTTCCCGAATTAGGCTTTGTACGAATTGAAGAAAGCCAACGACAGGCAGGTGACTTCTTTTTGGGCAAAGTACGCTCTTCTGTACCCAACCATGGAGGGGTACTTTTGGATAATGGTATAGCATTACATCATTTAGAAGGGAGACTTAGTCGGAGAGAACCCATCCTACGTTGGCAAAAGTTTATTACACATTGGTTGCGCTACGTGGGCACTAAAGAGACTGGAGGTACTTAATGGCAGTCGTTTATCTGCATGGTGACTTGGCACAGTTTGGGGGCCCCTACAACCTCAGTGTAAGCACCCCCATAGAAGCTGTGCGGGCACTCTGCATCCAAATAAAGGGATTCCGCAAAAGACTCACCTCGGGACATTTCCAGGTACAAAGAAAATCTGCCTACGGAGAGTTAGACTTGGATGTTGACATGTTAAAAATGTCTCTGTTTAAGAAGCACGAACTTCATATTATACCCGTATTAGAAGGAAGCAAGCGGGGTGGTGTAGTTAAGACTATTCTAGGTGTAGCTATGGTTGCGGCTGCCTTTTATTTTGCGCCTGCTGTAGTAGGTGCTGCGGGGCCCACAATGGGTATGGGTACAGCTGCTTTTGGTGTTGAAGCCTTAGGATTCTCTATCTCATATGCACAAATAGCTGGCTTTGGCGCCGCTATGATTCTGGGAGGAATTGCCCAGATGATATCCCCTACACCTTCTTCTACTGGACAAACTACAGCAGAGACAAACGCAAGTACCTTGTTTAGTGGCCCTGTAAACGTCACAGAGCAGGGAAGTCCAATACCGCTATTGTATGGAAGGTTCTGTGCTGGATCTGTAGTGGTCTCCTCTGATATAATTTCTGAGCAAGTAGATGGTAGCTATGGCGGCACTGGTGGAGATAGTGGTTCCATGGGACAAGGAGGCGGTTAATGCACGGCAGTTTCCTCCCAGAACAAATAATTGTAAAATCACCTCTTAAAGATTGTGTCCTTAAGGGTTCTGGGGGTATGACTGGCGGTAAGAGCGGAAGCGGTGCTGGAAGAGTCGCTGTCGAAGACCCCAACACACTGCGCTCGAACTCGATTGCCCGGATTATCGATGTGGTCAGTAGCGGTCCTATACTAGGCTTAGTAAATGATGCAATGTCAATTTACTTTGATAATACCGCTTTACGGGGCCCCGGAGGAGACTATCAATTTCAAGGCGTTGCTTGGAATGAGCGCACAGGGACGGTCGACCAGGATCCTGTAACGGGGTTCTCTTCCGCGGAGAACACTCAAGCTGTCAATGTGGAAATCCTTTACACGACTCCAATTACACGTACTGTATATGGTCCCATTGATGCCGCACGTGTATTGCTTAGCTTCCCAGCACTTACAACACAAGATGCCACAACCGGTGATCTTCATGGAGGCACTGTAGCATTACGGATTTACAAACGTACTGTGGGTGCGGGAGCGTGGACTACCGCGCGCGACGTCACTATCACAGGTAAGTGTGTCACTACCTTTCAAGTAGGTTACCGTATAGAATTGGGAGGTACAAGTGATTGGGAAATAAAAGTAGAAAGACTTTCGCCAGATAGCAGCCAAGTCAACATACAGAGCCATTCTTGGTGGGCAGCGATTACCAATATTACCGAGGGTAAATTCATCTACCCAAACACAGCCTATAACACTTTGATGGTGGATGCACAGCAATTTGGCTCCAGTATCCCTGTACGAGCCTACGATACCTATGGCAGGATCATACAAATACCTAGTAATTACAATCCGGTGACACGTGTATATACGGGTATTTGGGATGGAACATTTACAACGGGTTGGACAGATAATCCTGCTTGGGTTCTTTACGACTTACTTACCAGTGAGTGGGATGGTCTGGGCACATACATCACAGCTGCTCAGGTGGATAAATGGTCGCTGTATACAATTGCGCAGTACTGCGATGAGTTAGTCCCAGACGGTTTTGGCGGCTACGAACCTAGATATACATTTAACTACCAAATAACCGCTGCAGATGATGCATATAAAGTTATACAGTCAGTAGCCTCTGTCTTCCGTGGACTTGCTTACTGGGCTTCGGGTTCAATCTTCTTTGCGGCCGATATGCCTTCGGACCCCATCAAGCTTGTTGTACCCGCAAATGTGCGTAACGGGGAATTTACATATGAAGGAATTGCACATTCGGCTAGGCATTCTGTGGCTATGGTTACTTGGTTCGATCCTGACGATATGTGCCGTCAAGCCATCGAACTCGTTGAAGACCCGGATTTGATCAACGAACTTGGTTGGCGTCCTCTTGAGGTAGTTGCATATGCGTGCACGAGTCGCGGACAAGCACATCGTTTAGGTAAGTGGGCTCTTGACAGTGAGAAGTACGCAACCGAAATAGTCACTTACGAAGCAGCTTGGGACCACGCAGATATTTCCCCCGGCGAGATTATACTTTTACAGGACCCTAATTACGCCTCGATACGATTGGGCGGCCGTATAGAGGCTGCGACGTCTAATAGCCTTACCGTCGATGAAGCAGTTACTTTTGTTGCGGGACTGACTTACTCAATTAAAGTGGTGTTGCCAGACGGGACGCTAGCGAGCAGAGATCTTACCAATTTACCCGGCGTTGCTACTGTGCTTACTTTCGATACAGTGTTGTCAACACTTCCCATTGTGGGCGCTATATGGATCGTAACCGCCAGTAATCTCGAACCGCGACAATTTCGAGTGCTCTCTATGAAGGAAAGCACTGAAGGTTATTTTGCGATCACAGCAGCGATGCATGATCCCACAAAGTACGATAGAGTGGAGCAGGGAATAAAGTTAGAAGCGCCTCAATACACCCGAATTTACAACAGTCGTCCTAGTGCTCCCAAAAGTCTGTCTATTTCCGAAAGATTGTACCGCTATAACACGCAGGTAAAAGCAGCCGCTACTTTGAGTTGGGAGCCTCCTGCAGATACTTCGCTAGTACAAAGCTACGAAGTAGAAAAGTGTCGCACAGTACAGAACAACAACTGGGAGACTGTTGGAGTAACTAATAGCAACAGCTTAGAAATCCCTAACTGTGAATCTGGTGATTGGTCCTTTCGGGTGCGCAGCATTGGATATAACGGCTTATTGAGCTCATGGACAACAAAGGCTGTCACCTTGTATGGACTCGCAGCCCCGCCTGCTGACGTCGAAGACTTCGCAATGCATACTATAGGTAACATTGCCAATTTACAATGGACAGCAAACACAGAACTGGATATTTCGCACTACAGAATTAAATTCTCTACAGCTACCGTGGGAGCTACTTGGGGTGCATCTGTTGATTTACTTCCGCAAGTATCTGGAGTGTCTGCACAAGTATCAGCTATGGTGGGCACATATCTAATCAAAGCTGTAGACCTTTCAGGTAACGAAAGTGTTAACGCGACTTTAGTTGTTTCCACAATCGCAGAGCTTTTCGGTTTTAACGCCGTTGAGGCTGTTAGTGATTATCCCAGCTGGGAAGGCACTCATGATGGTACTGAAGTTAGGGAAACAACGCTTCGGTTAGCGACTAACAATAACATTACTGGTGGCGAAGCTGGTACTCCAGGTACGCTCCCTGATGGGTGGGAAGGATATCTCAGTGAAGGTATGAATAGAGATATTGTCGGATTTGGTTACGAAAACGGGATATACTACGTAGAAATTCGTTTTTACGGCACCCCCACGGGTTATGATGGATGTTCCGTGGAGTTCCCAATACAGGCTGTTGAAACGGGTGATACATGGACACAATCTGTTTATGTCCGTATCATCGATGGAACCATGGATAACATTGATTGGGCACACTTAGGATTCTTTGTGTTAGACTCCTCCTATACATGGCCGCCACTAGAGTGGCCTGCAGGGGACCCCATTGACATGTACGAGTCTTCTTTAGGTGCTAACCAACGTATACACACACGCACTATTGAAGCTGCGGGAGCTGCTTGGGCTATCCCACTATTTGAAATAATACACACTACCGGGGGTAACCCTATTGACATCACCTTTCGTATAGGGCTACCACATATGGAAGAAGGGGAAGAGGCTACCCCCTTTATGGTAGAGTCTTCCGGCACCTATACACTGACTAATAGCGTAGACCTAGGAGCCGTTTATACTTCTCGTGTGTCCGCCGCTATGGATGTAAGCTCCGAAAACTACCTAGATATCATAGCCAACTGGGTAACGTTGTCTTCTGTGCTTACACTCTCCGGTACCGACTCTGCTACTTGGGGGGTGCAACCACAGCTTAGGTATACCTCTGATGATCCTGCAGGCTCGCCTACATGGACTGCTTGGCAAAACTTAATTGTAGGGGATTATACGGCCAGAGCATTTGAGTTCCGCCTATTACTGTCTAGTACAGACACACATGTTACACCCATTGTAAACGACGTAACATTTACTGTTGACATGCCCGATAGGCCCGCAGGGGATAAAAATGTATCGGTGCCCGCTGAGGGTTTAGCTGTCACTTTCTCGCCCGCCTTCAAAGATGTTCCTGCAGTAGGCATTACAGGGCAGGATCTGGCTAGTGGCGACAAACTTGTGTATCTGGCGGGGCCTTCAGAGTCTGGGTTTACAGTACAGTTTCAAAATAGCGGCGGTACAGGTGTTGCACGAACAATGGACTGGATCGCACAAGGATACGGATACGCTTCATAGGAGAGTAAAATGACACAAACAGTGCCCACAATAGTCACATCAGAAAGTGGTACACAGCTCACCACGGATCTGAATAACACTTTCGAAAGCTTCCTCTCAAGCCACCGAGGGTCCGATCGTCCGAGCTACGCCATAGCCGGCACAGTATGGATCAAGACGATCAGTAGTACTTTGGAAGAGGTTTATCTGTATGACGGTGCTGTGGATATCCTTCTTTACACATACAATCCTACTGCTAGTACGCGCTCATTAGGAGACGCAACCGCTGATTCTGTTAATGTTTCAGGAGCGACACCTCCCGATAACGGTATTTATCTGCCTGCGGCCGATTCTTTAGGATTTACCACAAACGGCGTCGAACACATGCGTATTGGGAGTACGGGTAACTTAGGTATCGGTGTTTCTCCTACCTACTTTGTGCACGCTTTCCAAGCGGCTTCCGGACCACATTTCGTGTTAGAGAATGCGTACGCAGACACTTCTTGTACGGGTCTCTACTTTATTAAGAATCGTGGAAGTGTTTCTGGAGCACTTAATACCGTAGCCGCAAACGATTTGTTGGGTAAGATATACTTTCATGGCGCCGACGGTACCAACGCTTCCACCCCGGGGGCCGCTGTTGGGGCAATTGTTGATGGTTCTGTTTCTGCTGGAGCTGTTCCTACAGCGTTACAGTTCTTTACGGCACCTGCTGGCACATTAACAGAACGTATGAGGATAACCAGTGCGGGGTATGTGGGGATAGCAACTACGGCACCTACAACAATTTTGGATATTTTGTCATCCGGGGATACTGCTGCGCGCCTTTACGGCAACTCTTATGTTGCATGGGCTATACAGAGCTTCAGGGCAAGCGCTTCAGACCACGCAATATTAAACCTATATGGTGCTCGTGGTACGTCTGCTTCTCCTGCAGCTGTGGCTGACGGGGATCTAATAGCTTCTATTTACCCCCGAGGCTACGATGGAGCAGCTTATCAAGTTCTGGGCTCTATAAGATTTGCCGTAGGAGGTACGGTTTCCAGTGGTGTTGTGCCCGGTAAGTTTTACATCGCAACCGCTAATGCTTCAGGAGCTGTTACAGATCGTTTGTACATCAATGCTGCAGGAAATGTTTATGTGGGAATTACAGCACAGGGAGACACGTTACAATACTTAGATGTGCTAAATGTACATTCTGGCAACAGCGCAGGCGCTATTGTACGTTTAGTAACCAACAACGCAGCTAATTCTGGCACCACTGTTGTAGATATGGTTAAGTATCGTACGGGGACTTTTAATATCACTAACAATGAACCTAGTGCGTCGTCGTGCATTAATATGCGCGCCGGCGGTACAGGGGGGGTAACTCTCTCGATGGGAGCTACTTCATGGGCAGCTACTTCAGATATCCGATTGAAGAAGAAGGTGTCTCCTATAGAGAGCACTCTTGAAAGTTTAATGGCGTTCGACGCTATATCCTATCACTTGGAGAACGATGCTGAAGATTCACCTCTTCGTTTCGGGTTCTCGGCACAAGATGTACAGAAAGCCTTCCCAGAAGTGGTTAGGAGAATGGTGGATGAAATGGGTACGCTGTGTTTAAGCACCACAGAAATGATCCCCCTCTACCATACCGCCATTAAAGAGCTTTACGAAAGGGTAAGGGTTTTAGAAAAACTAGCAGCTAAGTAAAAGTTTATGCTGACTGTAAAAAGGACTTGATTTGTCCTTTTTATTGATATATAATAATCGCAATCTTAACGCCAGCTAGGAGACTGTTATGAAAGCAATACCCCTTAAACGAATCCCGATGGAAAGCGTCGAGAACCAGTTTCTTGATTACTCAGAGTTCCTAATCGGGTTGCTACGAGGCCCTAAGAATACACAGAGAGGTTTTGATGCTGATGAACTTGAAAACGCCCTTTCAGTTATCCGCAAACTCAAGTATGTTAGAGAACACGCAGACAGGTATATCGAGATCGTTCTAGAGAACGCTGAAGCTAACGTTATAGTGGAGCGTGTGCGGGAGTTTCGTTCTGCGCGCGCGGATGAAGCCGTTCTTACCTTTATCAAGGATTGTACGTCGCCCAAGGAGATCAATCTACGAGATCTTTCTGAAGAACACTTTGAGTACCACGATGAGCAAACACGGAAGAAGGCGGAAGAATTACGTAAGAAAGTAAAAGAAGCCGCTTAGACATACAACCTGTAGGAGGCGCTATGTTTAAAAAGTTCTTGTTGGTTTTTTTACTGCTGATCTCTATTAGTTTAGCAGTCCCAGTACAAGCAGCTACTAACGGGCGCCTCACTGCAGATGGTACTGCGGTGGTTGTGAATAAAGGGTACCGTGCTACAGGTATCGCGAGCACCTTGTATCTATCAGGAAGCTTTGGCGGAGGCACTGTTACTGTCGAAGCTTCTCCTGATGAAGGTACTACATGGGTGTCCGTACCAAATTACTCTTGGACCTCAGCGACAGTTGTGAACCTCACTTTTCAATGGACAGGACTTAGAATTAGGCTCTCTGGTGCTACCTCTCCCTCTATTTATTGGTGGGTGCTCTAATGCAGAAACTGCGGATCTTTCTTACAGCTTTTTTAGGCTTGCTTCTCTTGTCACCTGCAGGGATCTCCTTTGGAGCCTCTGTAATAGGCTCTCCTATAGATGATGGCACTGTACCCGCAAGCGCTCTGACAGGCACAGTAACTTACTCCAGACTCCCTTTGGCGACGTCCTCATCGCCAGGAATCATTCAGCCAGGATCCACGCTGTCGATAAGCACAACGGGCGTATTAAACCTAACATCGACAGGTGTACGCGATGTTCGCTCATATGGTGCGTATTGCGATGGGATCACGGTCTATGACGCGACTGCATCGGGGAACACAGTAACCTCGGCAACACATACTTTTACGAATCTTGACGTTGGAAAAAAATTAGGGTGCCTTGGGGCGGGTTCAACTTTTGCTCTTTCCGCAACATCGTCCGTCACGCTTGCCTGGAATACCACTATTGAATCGACGGCTGGCGGCATCGCTTATACGACAAGCACGGCAACGACACCCGTTTCGAGCGCCGAGTGTGTTTTTGGTCACGACGACACAACATATTTTCAGGCCGCCGAAGATGCAACGACAACGAACGGGGGTGCAATTGTAATCCCCGCTTTAACATGTATTACTTCGACGGCGATTGATGTTAAAAATTATGTTAATCATGTTGGGGAACACCCCACAAAATCCGTCGTCACATGGGTTTCGCCGAGCCACATGACTTCGGCCATGTACCAGGGCTTAGCATCTACAGCAACGTCACACTACACGGGCATTAATTTTTCAGGATTCAAACTCGATGGAAGGTTCGCCGTTCAAACCTCATACACGGTTGAGGGGAAGGGCATCTTCATTAAATATATGGAAGACCCGATCATCGAAAAAATGACTGTTGTCGGCTTTCCGGCAACTGGTATCGGACCCGATTATCTCTACGGCGGAAAACTGCTTTATAACACGGTTAAATACAATGGCAGGCTCAACACGGACGGAACATCACAGGGGGCCGGGCTTGGCGGTGCTGGTATTGGCGTAGCCCTAAAAGGAGTGTCTAACGCGGAAGAAAAGTTGTTAATCCACGGAACCGTTGCTGAAGGAAACGGAAGCTTTGATATTTTTGTAGAGGGCTATCAAGACCCGGTCCAATCAGTCATTATTTCTGAAAGCATTATCTACATGTCGGCAACTCACGGAAATGGAATAGGCGAGACGGGCGGCTATCAAAGCGAAATCATCAACAACAAAATTAAAGTCCTTGGCAGCCTTAACGTGACATCGCCGATAGGACAAGGATCAGCAATCGCGCTGCGAAAGGGAACAACGACGACTTCCCGGCCCGGTCTTCTTACGCTTGTAATGGGCAACCAGATAGCCGATGTGCGCGACGGGATTTTGATCGACAACACGGCCACGGGAACAACATGGCCTACAAGCTTCTCCATGCAAACAGAGGTTGCAAATAATTATGTAAAGGACGTTTCGCGATACTGCCTTCTCTCAAAATCAGAAAGCTCCTACAGCGATATTGTTGGTTTGAGGGTGATAAATAATAGGTTTAGTTCGTGCAAAACCTATGGAAATTATTTCATGGGCACGTATGGATACAAGGCGCTAACTGTTAGCGGAAACGAGTACAGGACCGCCGGATCAAACGCTATACGCATTGAATCCCCGGTGGATATTTTCAAAAGCGAAGAAAACCTCTTCTACGACACTGCGACAACGCCAACAATGACGTATGGCTATACGATCTATAATGCCGCCGTCACAAACGGCGCGCTTAAAAATAATATGTTCAACGCAGTGGCAACGCCGTTTCGAACAGCCGGTACGGGTTCATATGCTGGTGTCATACAAGACAACCCCGGCTACAACCCGATAGGCGCGGCGGAAGTCGCGGTCACTGCATCGCCCATGACCTACACGGCTGGAACTTCGCCGGAAACGCTTTATGTTCGAGGCGGAACGGTTGAGTCAATTCTTATCGGAAGCGTGACGGCTGCGGAAGCTTCTCCGGCAACCATCGAGCTGCCGCCAAATGTAGCCGCGATTATCAACTTCTCGGCAACACCGAGCCTTACAACCTACAAGCACTAGGGAAGGCCGCGCCATGGCCGATTGCAAATCCGATAAAGCGAACGCCTTCATGACAATCAGTTACAGAACCGTTGTGCTCACGTTGCTCGCGCTGCTGAGTTTTTTTACAACTCGCATGGTGAACACGCTTGACGGCGTGGTTAGCTCGGTAAACACGCTCACGGTGTCTGTGGCGCGGATGGAGGGACGGCTTGATCGTGCCGAAAACGATATCGCCAAGCTATGGGAGCGTGGCGGTAAACCCAATTAAGGAGGTAACCATGGTAACCGTTTTACAAATACTCGTTGCTGCCCTTCTTTTAGGCCTTATGTACAGGGTTCGAGGTGGTGGATGGCTGACACTCGAGAACAACCTAATCTGCCGAGCCTTGTGGGGAATAAGCTTATTAATAGGGTACCTACTACTTCCTTATAACGTAATTTTCACATACACTATCGCGCTCCCACTTCTCAGCTTCGCCAGCTTGTTAATCCCACACGCATACGCACAAAACGTAGGTACCTGGGCGACCCCGAGCTCGGTACTTCCTTGGACTAAACGTTGGCCTACTATTTATCTACCGAAGTATACACAAGAAGAATGGGATACATTGTCCACTAAAAAGAAAGTCCTCTTCGACCTCATACAGCTCGTCGGAATAGGTCTTATAAAGGGCTTAGTTCTATTTGCCCCGATCGTATGTGCTTCTATCTTTGTAGCAAGTCCCTTAAACGCGCTCCCGTGGGTGGCTGTGGTAGTGTGTTTGTTCGCTTTGTTGTTTCCTGCTAGCTACCTTGCAGGCAAATACGTTCCATGGACTCTCACAGAAAGTCTTCCGGCTAAGTCAGCTTGTTGGGGGGAGTTCTTTGTAGGAGTATCTCATGCGATTGCGCTAGTTGCGTTAAAGGCATTGGTGTAGTATGAACGCTTCTGCTCCGCGTACCGTAAACGAAGAAGGTAAAGCCCTTGTAAGGGAATTTGAAGGACTTCACTTAACACCTTATTTATGTCCCAGGAAAATATGGACAATCGGTTACGGACATACACGTACTGTACGAGAAGGCATGAAGATCACCCCCGAGGAGGCAGAGCAGCTGTTAAGTGACGACCTTAATATCGCCAGTAGGGCAGTGACGCGTTGTGTTGTGGTGCCTCTAAATGATAATCAGTTCGCGGCTCTCTGTAGTTTTGTATTCAATGTAGGAACTGCCAACTTTGAACGCTCAACTCTAGTAAAGCTGCTAAACCGTAGTTGGTATGAACAGGTTCCCACACAACTCATGAGGTGGAATCGTGCTGGAGGGCAAGTATTAGGTGGCTTAGCCCGAAGGCGCGCTGCCGAAGCCCGTTTGTGGGAAAAACCTACAACAGAATTAACCAAGGAGGTAATAAATGCGTGAACTCTTAAAGCTACTGTTTACAGGGCGCGATAACACTACATGGGACGTGGGGAGACTGATCTGGTTTGTTGGCTGTGTCGCCTTCCTCGTCTTTGAAGGTCATGTAGTTTTCTACGCACATACCTTTGACATGACTAACTTTGGGGTTGGTTTTGGGGGCCTCATGATGACCGGTGGAGGTGCTCTATTACTTAAGGCACGCACAGAGCCCGACGGAAATAGTACTAAGCTTGACACAACACCCAAGGCGTAGGAGTTTTAATGTTTACCCTTGGTGTAAAGGCTCTCGCAGGCATAGCAGTAGTACTGGCAGTGGCACTTCTGTTCGGTTGGTTGATAATGTCACGTAACAGTTTAAAAGCGGAATTAGCTCAAGCTAATGCCAACTATATGTTATGTATCAGTGCTAACGAAGAATACGTGGGTAAAGTTCTTGAAGCCAACAAGATCGTAGAGCAGTACAAAAAGGAAAACGAACAATTAGTCGTCAAAGCGGCCGAAGCACAGGAGAAGGCAAAGAAGGAGGCTGCGAAACACAAGGACTTTGCACAGGAGCTCCAAACAGCTAAGCCCACAGGGGATGACTGCGCAGCGTCCAAAAGACTTTTCGATGATTACCTCAGGAGACGCAAATGAGATACTTGCTTCTGCTTGCTTGTTTGCTTCTGCTAGGCTGCACCAGCGAGCGAGTTGTTTATAAACCTGTAAAGGTAGAAACACCCGTGTATCTGCGTTGTCCTATCGTAAACATCGCCAAGCCTGGGATGCCCACGAAAGATCTAACCCCTAAGGACACACTTTTTAATCAGGTAAAGGCTACATTAGTAGAAATCGAACTCCGTCAGGCCTATGAAGCTAGTCTCGAAGCGGCCGTTAGGAGTTGTACAGCACAGGAGTAGAAATGCAACAGCTTGTTACTACTTACACGCTTTGCTGCAGAGCCACAGATACAGCAATTTACCTTATGCGCGAAGAACTTAAAAGTAATGGTCTTCGAAAGGAATTCTTACAGAAATGTCTCCAAGAGCGCCTGCAGGAATTAGGCCCACTTAAAAAGTACCCCGATGTACGCACAGCGCTAATGCGTATGTTCAGGCGTATGGAAATACACCACATCAAGCCTCTCTTTTTGGGCGGCTGTAATTACTGGAAGAATCTTGCGCTGGTGGAGCCCTCTTTACATAACACCATTCATACTTACATAGCGGCGCAGTGTGAGAACCTTCCTTGTTTGGAAAAGCAATTGGTATTGCTACCGATACACCCGCAAAAGAAATTGGTGTGGGGATTAGAGAACACAATTATCGCACCCCCAAAAGCCAACTACCCATCCCCATAGGTGCCGACGGGAAGGCCAGGAAAACCCCTACTCGAAGGTTCCTGTAGAGTGTCCTATAAAGGACTCTTAGTAGTCGTTATTTTTCAACGCTCTTTTTGATTGCTTTTGTTTGTTTTGATTTCTTGCTAGCAGGCGCGTTATTGGAAACTATTCGGTCTGATAGGTTGTAGCATCTCGTTATGAGACTTCTCGTTGGAGAATATCGTGTCTTTATGCGGTTGAGGTTGTTGAGCGCTTGCTCCACAGTGAGGTTGGATTTCTTGCGTCCGTTAAACACTAAGCTCATTTCCCAGAACAGCCGAGTATCCTGGGGGAGGGATTTACGAATGTCCATTTAGCGCTCCTAGAATAAGGAAAAAGATTGGTAACCACGATGTAATTATTATAATTACTCTTTATGAAGAAATCAACGGTCATTAATTGGGTTGCCCCAATTATATGATGTTTTGACATCCACCAGAAAGGGAACGGAATTGATACCCCAAAGACGTGGGGTCTCCTCCATAGCAGACACCACCAAAGCACTTACATCCCGAATCACACTGGGTTTATCGGGACATTCTACTATAATTGAGTCGTGCACCAGATCGACTATCCCTGCTTTGTATGGGATCAGTTTAGGGCGTACGCGAATGGCTGATAACAGTGTAAAGTCGGAAGCAGTAGACTGATGGGGAAAATTGGCGGCTTCGTTTTGTAAATTCTTTAGCATTTCAGGACTGGGATACTTAGCGCGTTTCTTACGCCCAAAGATGGTTACCATAGTTTTTCCACGCACCACGGTGCCGCGACAACGATCTATGAATTCCTTAGCCACAGGAAATCTCTTAAACCAGCCCTCGATCATCCGTCTTGCTTCGCTTACAGGAATGTCGAACTCTTCGGCAATTGAATATTCTTCTCGGCCATAAACGATACCGAAGTTTAAAGCCTTCGCACGTACATACTGATCACCGTCGTAATTAGGCCCAAATAGGGACAACGCAACCTCCTTGTGAAGGCTCATGCCGGGAGTGTTAAAAATGCGCAATAAACTAGGATCGCGGCTTTGTACCGCAAGACTGCGCAGCTCTGCCTGGCTGTAGTCGTTCTCTAATAAAATAAATCCTGGTGCCGCTCTATACATCCCGCGCAGAGCAGCTTCTCTGGGGATGTTCATCAAATTAGGACCATTACAAGAAAGACGCCCCGTAGTGGTCCCATGAATTAGAAAAGTAGGATGTACTCTGTTATCGCTGCTTACAAGCTCGAAGTAACCTTTTACGTAGGTGGTGTAAGCTTTCGACGCTTTCCTATAACGCTGTAGGGCCTTCTTGAAAGGCATATTAGGCCATTTAGACACCGCATCAGCATCGGAGCTTCTTCGTTTTCCTCTAATACCCAACTCGTCATAAACATATTTACATACCTGTATCGAACTTGCGGGGTTGATACTATAACCCACAATAGTTTTAATCTCCTGCAGCAACTCCTGCAGTTCCTTTTCTAACCTCTCTTTGTTCTTTTTCTGCCACTCCCAATCCACATAGAAGCCGCGCCTCTCCACGTGATAAAGAAGCTCACTCGCGGGAATAAGAACTTTAGTGTAGAGTTTTTCAAGGTGGGGATCATCTGCAACCTCCTTACGCAATAGGTGAAAAATCTGTAGAGTACAACTTACGTCCTTAGCTAAGTAGTCATAAAGTACATGTTTAGGCACCGTTTCGTAAGAGGCTTTCTTGTTTGGTAAGTAGGCATCCAGTTCGTTCTTCCAATTAGGACACCCTAGTCTATCTACGGAAATGGTGTCCAACGCATGTGTACCTCGAATCTCATCTAATGCATAATGTAGCAGCATTGTGTCTTCATCTACCCTAGCACGACATTTCAAGTGCCTAAGGAAACGGATATCAAACTTTCCATTATGCCACAACCACTGAACAGTTTTACATTCAAAAGCCTCCTTTAACAACGGGATGAACTCCCCTGGCACCACGTAAGTCATTCTAGGGTCCCAACCGATACCTATACAAAGCACACGATGAGATAAGAAATCGAAACCTGTTGTTTCTATGTCTCCCGCAACCACCTTCTTGGACATAATTATCTTGCACAGCTTTTTTACGCCGGTGGGTGTTTGCAAAACCTGAAACTTTGGTACAACATATTTTTTGGTAGATGTTCCATTCACAACATCAAAGGCCTGTTGAATGTCCCCTTTGAGATGCTTAATACTACCACCTCCCCGAAGGACGAATGCGGGGTGTATAGTAGCCATTATACCAAGTTCCGCAAAGGTACTTTTAAGTATTTGTCCGCGTATTTGTGTAATCTTAGCACTGAAGTTGCCGGTGGTAGACCACACAGCTGCGTTACCAAGAGCAATAATCATCTTCCTCGGATGAGCACTAAGCTCAGCATGTAAGCGGGCTTGGCACAATTTAGTAACTTTGGCAAGCAGCTGCAAGTTTTTATTTCTAGGTAAGCACTGCATAGCGTTGGTAATATAGCAGTCGTCTAAGCTAACTCCTTGTGGAAGGCATTTAGTAAGAAGCTGTCCTGATATCCCCACAAAAGGCTTCCCAGCACGAACCTCTTCGTGTCCAGGGCTTTCGCCGATTATAACTATGGGGGATTTTATATTACCTCTTGAACCTACACGAGAGCCTTTAAAGGGGCACTCTTTGCAGCTGTCACAAGTATTCTCCATGTGCAAGGATCCCTTTTACATAACCCACGTTATAGATCATTTGAGGATTGGATTCGAGAGACGCTAGGAAAAAGGCTTCACGACTCTTAGTAGGTGCTAGCTCTATCGAAGGTTTGGAAAGGTCAAGTCTTTTATGTTCCCACCCAAGTCTTAGTGGTGTAGCAGAATCTATACCCATTACATCTGCCATCCGTGACGCACAGAGGAGATCATCATCAATGTGGTCGGAGAAGCCCATTAAATGTATAGGCTTTTTATAGGTACTATGACCATTAAGCCACCCCACAACCTCACGTCGGGAGCCATTTATATTCGCATACGCTCTTGGTATTCCCCAAGCCTTTATGGATCTCTCTTTATCATGCCTCCAATAAGCCTCCGTACAGAACTGCATCTCGTAGTGGGTTTTTCCTTGTATTACTGCGAGAAACCCTCTGCTGCAAAACTCCGCTAGTTCCTGCCATGCAGGATCTTCTAGAGCACTTTTAACCGCTTTTACACTAGCCGGGGTATCCATTAGAACATCGGGGAGTACAATATACGACGGAGAAACAATTTCTGCCGCCTCTAACATCATAGGGGCATCGACCGCACCACCTAGTTCTATAAGGCTGTTGTCTAATATAACTATCCCTGAGCGATTTTTGAAGAAATCCTCGTAGAGCTTTGCTTCTTTCACCACGTCGTGGGCAAGCACAAGCCAGTAGCCATCATCGTAGCCGGCATCACAAAGACTTTTTAAAAGGTGGATGTTGCAAACAGGTGAGTATTTAGCCATTACTTACACCTTTCGTTACCATACAGAAGAACGTGAAGCTGTGGTAAGAAAATTGCCCTACGCAGCATCGGATATTCCAAAATACGTCCGCTAAGAACTCTGTATTGGTCAAGTAGCCGGAGAGCAAGCTCCGGTTGTGGGTACATACTACACCCTTCCAAGTTTGGGGGCCAAGGATTGCCTAAAGAAAGGAACAAAGGGATTTCCTGACGTAACACTAGCTGTTCCTGCGCTACAAGACTCGCAAACTTGACATCTTCTTCATCAAAGACGGGTATCTTAACACACACACGTGGTCCTAACCGTAGCCGATGCAAAAAATTCCTCAGCACGTCTATCCTCGTATGTGCCACCATACCGGCTCCCTTGGGGGAAACCGTAACGAGGTCGCATTTATTGATCCAGTCTTTCCATACTGAGCCTTGGGTCTCAATAGCTACGTGGTAACCGGCATACTGTAAGTTGTGCACTGCTTCACCGAGCTCCCATAGAGCCGGATTTCCTCCGCTCAAAGTTACCCAGCGAGGACGTGATAGCTCTGGATGGTTTATGATATGTTGTGCAATCTCCTCTGGGGACATCCACGTAGAATTTTCTGCAACCTGCTTAGGGTCTACAGCGTGAAAGCTGTCACAGTGGGTGCATTTATAATCACAGCCCCCTGTACGTACGAAGGTTGTCCAATTTCCAATTAAGGCCCCCTCTCCTTGGATAACGGGACCGAAGATCTCTACAACAGGTATCCTACCCTTTTTGCTTTCTTCGTTCATTTCTTTCCTCCCGTTTCGACATATATGGCAGAACAGTTAGGGGTTTCCCAAACCTTAACGTGCGAAATCTCTGCGTGCCCATTGCTGCGTTCAAGCACACGAGGTTCTAAAAGTTTGTACCAAAGTTCCGCCAGGTTTTCTGCTGTGGGTACAGAAGGAATAACAACTAGCTTACCCCAGAACTTTGTTTGTGGCAGGAACCCGAAGCCCCTGGTTTCTATGTCCTGATCCACTTGTTCGATATCGGCAGCAGAGAGTGTGGCCAGAGTTAACTCGTCTCTGCGCCACAGGATCATGCCGTGGTCGAAGTATTGGTCAATCACTGCGACCATTTCCTGTTTCAGAAAGCCAAAGTCAACGAGCATCCCTTCCTGCTCCCCTTCGGTTTGCAACCGGCCTAAACAAACTACCTCGATCCTATAACGATGTCCATGAACGTTTCTGCATTTACTTCCGTGATTGGTCACTCTGTGGCCGGCATCGATTCCTATCTCGCGGGTGATCAAATGAGCCCCTACACGATCACTAGTAGTCATTTACTGCTCCTATATTTTAATGAGTTCCAAAAACTCTTGCTTCGCTGCTATATTCTTAGCAAACACCCCACGGACCACGGAGGAAGTCATTTCGGACTCGTCTTTGATTCCTCGCCACTGCATACACATGTGCGCAGCTTTAACTACCACGATGACCCCCATAGGAGAAAGCTTTTCCTCGATGTAGTCTGCCAACTGTATTGTTGCTTCCTCCTGTATCTGCGGTCGTGACATAATCCACTCACATATGCGACTGAACTTACTAATGCCGAATAGCTGTGCGCCTGGGAGAACGCCCACCCAACAGCGGCCCAAAATCGGCACCATATGGTGTGAGCACATAGAACGTACTTTTAGCGGTCCAACAACGATCATTTCATCAAGCTTCTTCGTATTAGGAAAAAGCTTCAGTTCGGGGGCAGCTTCGTAGCGTCCGCGCATCACTTCACAAAGGAACATCTTAGTCATTCTCTTTGCGGTTTCTTTCGTGTTAGGGTCCTTATCGGTGTCGATGACCAAAGAACGTAACAGTGCTTCTACTTTTTCCTTTACTTCATCGAAAAGTCGGTTACGATCTTGCTCTGTTATATAGGGAGCAATACTATCATTGGCACAGAAGGAGGCACCGCTATCAAGTATACGACTGCGTATAACCTCTGATACTGGAGTGGAGCTCATTACACACTTCTCCTGGGGGACTGGTTGAGAAAAAAGATCTAGAACGCTGTAGGTGGTTTCTACCATCTCCCACCTATGCTGCGTACACTGTGGGATCTTCAACACCTGCGTCTATAAAAGCCTGCTTACGTGATCTGCATGTGGGGCACACACCACAGTGCAAATCTTCCCCTTTATAACAACTCCAGGTCATCTCGAAAGGAACCTCCAAAGAATTCCCTAGTGTTACGATTTCCGATTTCATTAGCCATTGTAGCGGCGTGTACAAGCGTACTTTAAAATAAGTACCTACGTGAATAGCATTCGCTATCGCCCCAATAAACTCCGGAGTGCAGTCTGGGTAAGCCCAATTTTTGGCATCTTCTGAATGGGCTCCAAAATATATAGCGTCGAACCCCCTTGCTTGGGCTAAACTAGCCACATTACCTAACAACAAACCGTTTCTGAAAGGTACATACGTAGGTGAAACACCTTCGATCTGGTCATAACTGATGTCTGGGACTTCTGCTTCAGGATCCGTAAGCATAACATTTTCAATTTTCGGGATTTCATGTACCCAATGTGGGATCAAATTCAATGCACATACCTTGGAAGCACAGTCAATCTCTTTCGCGTGGCGCTGCCCATAGTTAACTGACAGTGCAGCAACCTCGTCAAAATTCTTTTTCGCCAGGTACAGACATGTTGTGCTGTCCAGACCACCACTTAAAAGTACCAAAGCTTTCGACATCTTAGTCTCCTTCTAAAGGTTGTTGTGTTTTACATTTCTTTTGTGGAGCTGCATCGGGTTCGGGCTCGGCCACTATTTTACTTGTGCCTTCTGCAAGCAGCCTTTTTACCTCGTCCGCATACACACGGAATATTCCTCCCACAAGAACAACTCTAACTCGTCCTTGTTTGCGCAGACGCATAACGGTGGGGTAGGTAATCCCTAAAATCTTTGACAGTTGATTTAGAGATACCCACCCCTCCGACAGTCTGTGGGCTAGATTAGGTTGCCCCGAATGCATCCCCAGACTCTCCTGCAGGCAAAAGCTGCTTTACTTCATTACGGTTCTCACCTTCGTACTTACGGATACCTACACGTGCGCGTGCGCGGCAACCCACAAAGGAGTCTGCTTCCTTCTCAGGGTCGAAGCGCCGCTCCAGAAGTTCGACACGCCCAAGTGTGCGGATCATCTTCTTAGCTCTACCCATGGTCTTCTCGGCGAAGACAATGTGCGTGAACAATTTGCGGTTGGCATACTCTCCGTCTTCAACAGCCAACGTCAACGAAATCATTTTGTTGCCGTTTGAGCTGATCGCATACTCAGCTTCATCGACCACGACTGGATAGGTTCCTCTAGGTAACAGTTCGAAACCTGCATCTTCTTCGGTTCCGCTAAGATCCACGAGTTCCCCCATATCAGCATCATCTTCAAAGCTGACTCCTGCATCTCCTTCGTCCGCTTCTTCGACCTCATCGATCTCTTCCTCCACGGGTGCCGGTTTCTTGGCCATGGGTTTAGCTACCGTTTTCGCTGCAGGTTTAGCTACTACTTTTACTGTTGCCATAATAGTCTCCTGATTTGTTAGGGGTTGTTTAGGGTTTACTGTTTGAGCAGTCCTACTTGCTGTAGAATGCTCCCCATAGTAGGATCATCAAAGTAGGCTCCCCTATAATTGGAAAATCTACATTTGGCGCTGAACTTCCCTACAGGCTGTACATACAATCTACGCGGGATTGTACCATCATCCTTTGGATTGCCCAACACATAGTATCCTACCATGTCCATGAATCCCTGCACCTGGCTACTCAACTTGCCTGTAAGTGCTGGAGAAAATAACATACGCTTCTGTTCGTCTTGAATGTATGAGCGTGCGCAAATAATAACAACGTGCATGGGAAGATCTCTGTATGCACGTACTAAGCGTTGCACCATACTATGCTGCTTCTTGTATTCGGACCACTCTGCTGAGGCAACTTCTTCGTGCAGCTCCGTAGTTTCCGAAACGCCTAGCAGCTGATTCATACAATAAGCTTCCACTTCGGAAAGCGAATCTATGATTGCTGTACGATACCTCTTAGGTGTTTTGATCTGCTCAGCAGGAACCCCAGTCAGCCGCGACTGCATAGCGCGGAGACGCGCTTCAGCTTCCGGGCTCTTCAGGTCTCTGTACTTGCAATGTAACTTAAGAAACTTAAACACCTCCGAGATGGTTCTGTAATCGGGAATCGGTACAGTGTCGATCTTTTCAAAACTCGCAGCTAAAGAGGCCGCATTAAGCTTCTTTTCCAAAGAGTCGATTGTCAACTCTCCTGACTCGGCGTTGAGAAGGAGCACATCATTCATGGACGCAATTTCGGAAGCCGTAGCCGCTAAGAAGGTTTTACCTACACCGTAATCACCATAGACCAAAAGTTTGAGAAACTTATGCTTCTCTCTATCCTCACGGGTCTGAATGCAAAAAGGTGGAAGTGTTTGTGGTACAGCTGGGCTGTGTGGTGTCTGTGCAACCGGTGTGATTTTTGTACTGCCTGTAACTACAGTTGGGCGTGCTACTGGTTTTGCGGCTGGTCTAACGACAGGCTTTGCTGTTGGAGTAGGTGCTGGCATGAAGGCTCCTTGTGTTAGGATTTGAGGTATTTGCGCCAAGAGTCATCGGTTTTGCTTCTAGGAACAGTTGTAGCTTTCAATTCATACTCAAAATCGTCATGACAATCGAACAACAAGCAGGGACCGGTAAAAGCACAATCCCAAACACAATCCCTAGTAGGGTTGGGGTAAAGAGGCAATTCAGAGTCCAGCATATCAACGACTTCCATCAGGATCTTCTCCCCTTCGGACTCTAGCTGTTCTCTACTGCGCTCGACCCAGTCCCTCCTTATATATCTGTCTTCGTCAGGGGACTCTTGTTGTGCTAGTTCATTTAGGAAGTTCACATTTTCTGTAGGGGCGTTGTCTACCGTTCCATATAGGTTTATAAGAGCTTCACGGTATAGCCTATGGCTGGTAAACTGGTTCTTATTAAGACTAAGGCGCCCATTTTTTAGAACTTGTGGCTTTTCTGGGACCGCTTTCAGATGCTGCTGATAAATGAAACCCGCTACTTGATAACCGGGGTATAGAACAGAGGCTGCCCAACAATAAGCCGTGATCTGCGGATCGGTTTCGAAATGTGTAACGCTGAACGCTTTAGCTGTTTTATAATCTAGCGGCCAAAGACGATCATCTTCGTCAATTACCACACGGTCGATTGTGCCTGTGTAAGAAACCTCATCATAAGGTTTGCCGTCTGGGGCAGTAGCGTTCTCGATCGGAAGGGGTATCTCAAAACGTACCTCAACCTGCGGCACACCCTTGTACACAAACGTCTTTAATTTATCCCGGGACTCCAACCAACGTTCATAATAAGAAAGCATCCCTAAGCAAAGCTCTGTAAGCTCCAGATGATCATCAGGCAGTCTGTTCTTTCCGGACTTACGTGTAGCCAACAAATACGCACGGAAGGCTTCTTGAGCGTTAGAGTACTTCCTCAAACCATGAAAATCTTCCATAGCGAAGTGAAACCCTGATCCCATCCACAAAGGACCAGGAGGAGTGGATAGTTCTAGATTTTGCCTCAAGGGGCTAGACCATCCCCATTTACGGCGACACCTTTTAAAAGCAATACGGTCGCTTGTGTGTATTTCTGCCGTTTTCATGAGGAACCCTTATTGAGGAACTATAGAACTTATTATATAGATTTCGACTTGTTACCTCAAGAGGAATCTTTTAGTCCGCTTTTAAAAACTTAAGTGCTTTTTGGAACTTCAAAAGTGGCAGCTTCCTGTTCTCCCCTTAAGCGTATGGTATGTAGATGGCATTCCTTCGAGTGTTTATTTTTGAAGATTTTCTCTGCAATAGCGTAAGCTGCTTCCCTATCAGGAGCTATTACTTTGAGGTAAACACTATTGTAGACAAAGTAGACAACGTCCACCTCGAACTCTTGTACTTGCATAGTAGTCTCCTTTCACTTTTCTTAAGAAGTCTTTAAGAGAGCTTCTTTTTAGGTCTAATCCGCAGCAGTTTTTCGGCCTCTTCGGGGCTCTTTAGTACGTGAGTGATATTTACTGCTTTTGTATCGAGAATGTCGAACACAGCATCATCAATAGTATCCGGGAACCTGATATAATATATGTTTACTGCTTCTGGAGAGTTTAATCTATGTAGCCTATCCTCTGCTTGTTTGTTTTCCTCAACATCGTAGCTGGCCCCAAGAACGTACCCCGCGGAGGCTTGGACTAGATCGAAGGACTCAGCAAACAGGATCGAACACAAGACAATTCGCTTTGTGCCGTTAAACCAGTTAACTACACTTTTAACCTCTTCAGCTGCCGTCCCACCCCGAAGCTGTCGCACGCTGTACCCTAAAGACTCTATGTACTCTTTTAAGAACGGGAATGTTGAAGGGTAAAGGGAGAAAATAGCTGCCCGGTCTAATTCCTGATCCTCTATATGTTCCATAATACTTTCTATACCGCTGCCATAGCCTAATGCGGGGTCTAATACTTTAGGGCAAATTAGGAGTTGTCGAAGACGTGTGATTTGTGCTAACACCGTAGGAGTTACTAATCGGGAGCTCCCTAAAGAAACAATACCATCTTCAGCAATTTTGCCATACAGTTCAATCTGCTGCTTGGATAACTGCGTTGGTAAGAAATGTCGCAGCTTTGGCGGCAGCTGTGAGGCTATGTTGGGGTCTTTCTTAGACCTGCGCAGGAAGAAGGGGTTAATAAGCTTTCTAAGCTGTTCGGTATTCTTCATGCCAATTATCTCTCTACCAAAAAAACCGTCCTCGACTATGCAAAAAGTGTTCACGAAGCGCCAATAGCTAGGGAACATCTTCGGGTGGCAAAGGCTAATTAAAGTCCACAGATCTTGCGCGCCCCTCTTAGCCGGGGAACCTGTAACAGCTATAAAACGTTCGCATGCGATAGTTCTTGTTAGCTTGTAGGCTAACGTTTTGCGATTACGCATCTTGTGGGCTTCGTCGCAGATTACCAGATCTGCGTTTTTAGGAGCTCTACCACATTGCGCATCTATCCTGTACGATTGATAAGTGCAAATGGCTATAAAAGGGTTGCTAAGCCAAAGCTTCGCTCTTTTGTACGTGCTTCCCTCGATTATGGTAGCTTTACCTGACCATTCTGGTAGCCATTTATCTACTTCTTTCTGCCAAACAGACAAACCACTCTTAGTACATATAATAAGGATCTTCTTAGGAGAAATTAAGTAAGCAGCACCTAGGATCTGTAAAGTCTTGCCTAAGCCCATATCATCTCCCAGGATGGCTTTATGGGCGTGAAGAAGGAAACGTAATCCTTCTTTTTGATACTCCCTTAATGGGAGAGCCTCAAATACATATTGGTGCCTCTGCGAATCAACCTCCATATACTTCTCCCTACACGTTATACGGACGAACGAGTGTCGTCCAATAAGTGGCGAGCATAGGGAAGATCATCTCCGCGTGGGTTATATGTAATAGGGATCTCGTTCGCGTCATGTGTTCTCCCTCACCCACCGCAAAGCGAGTGTGTAGCTGGAAGACAAAGTGCTCCGTAGCTTGCAACCACCTTCAAACTTCTCCCAATAGTACACTCTACGCTTAACCCCAGGAGTACTGCTATACTTATCGGAAACATACCAACGCAGTTTCCAACCACGATAATTTCTTATGATCATGATACTTAACCTCCTGGGCTGCCCTTTGCCCGAGGACTTCTGTTCTGTAGATAGAGGGCCTCAGGAGGTAAATCCACCACGATACCTAAAGCTTTAAGTGCCTCACCTATCTCCGCCAATAAGGGTGTATGTCCTCCTGCGAGGTTGTACTCTGTGTGTGCAATCTCCAAGTAAACAGCTTTAAGCAACTTGGACGCCTTACGATATCTACTTATTGGGATTGTTATTACTCCGCTCATACCATTCTCCCCTCTGAATCATTAAATGCCTTAATTGTTGGTAGGAGACTCCCATTTCATCTGCCAGTGCTGCAGCTAAAACCCTTTCTCCTGTTTTAGGGTGTTTAACGTACTTAGAGTTTTTCTTATTACGGGCTTGAGTTAAGTTATCTGCCCAACGGCAATTTGTAGGTTCGTAGTTCCCATGAGGGTTCTTACGGTCTAACGTATATCCCCGAGGTGCCGGTCCCATGTCTTGGAAAAAAGGTTCAAAACCCAACAACCAACTGGCGCACATCCTGATACCTTTTGCGCCGTAGTCCGGATAGGAGGGGTGGTGGGGGTTGTGGCAGCGGTTTTTTGCGTCCCACCATGAGTGGTATTCTCTAGGGTGTTTCTTAGGGAGGCCCCCCCGTTGGCAGCCACAATGTGTTTTAGGGTTGCTACGCATCAACACGTAATGAGGCACAATAAGTATCTTACCGCAGTTTGGCGCAAGACACTTAACCTTCCAGCGAGCACTTCCGCGGCTTTGCATTTTATGTATGACGTACAAGAAGCCGATACGTGTGCCTTTTAGGTTAGTTAGGTTATTCTTTAACCTTCTAGGTTTCCGCAAAGGGCGTTTTAGTCCGGTACAGGAACTCTTCCCAGGTAGTGTCCGTGTTCTTTTATCCATAAGATTGCCTTTCCTACAGAATGTGCGGCTATCGCGTTTGCTGTGCTAACAAAGGCCTCAGCATCACCGTATCTAGGTCTATACTCATAACAAACAGAGTCAATGTATACATCTGCGACATTAGCGAACTTATCCCCTAAACATGCTTGGAAGGTTTTAGCCGTCATCATGCCCCCTTTCTACCCACTTTCCTAAGGCGAAAACAACTTTAAACAGAAACATCACGACAAAGTACCCCAACCAAACACTGCCTGCAATCTTCCAAGATGTGACAGAAGCATATCCTATAGTACCTACTACAGCTATGGGATACACCAATCCAAACAGGAGAAGTTGCTTTCTTCCCTTCCGTGTTTTAGGCATCTTCATGAAATATCCTCTTTATCGCGGAACGATACGAACTTAGGAAAGCGCGGTAAATCATAGTTGCCATATTTGAACCACTCATACCGTACGATTTTGCCAAGGTAATTCTCTTGATTATCCCAGATCTCGGATCTAAGTGCATCGTTAAGGCCAGTACCAATACCGATAGAAAACTCATATCCGGTATCAATGTCTTTGACGCGTAGTGCCCCCAGGTCTCCCTTTCCCACCAAATGCTCTTTACTGCTACCTCTTTTCTGCAAGCCCAGGTTATCAATTGTTGCTTCATTATTGTTCTGCATCCGTTCAGAAAACCCAATAATCTGTGCATCCCCATTTTGTATCTGCCCCCTTTTGAGTTTTAACAGAATTCCTTCCTTAAACGTTGAGCGCCCGTATTTGTACTTTCCGGAAGGGCTACGAAGCATTACACCTTCAAAGCCGTTATCCAGTACCCTTTTCTCGAAAGCTATTAACTCTTCTAGATTAAACACTTGTACGTGTGTTAAAATATCGGTCCTCGGGGGAAGGGTAGTAATTGGGACTGGAGAGGCAAAACAATTGAAGCGAGCCATGTAGGGGCAAGCGGAATCAAGAAAATTGTCGAAGATGTAAAACCTACAATCGGAAGAGTTGTTATTCTCGCCCATCACAGCACTAGTTGTGCGTCTGAATACCCCTACACCTGCTGCTGGACCATCAATGAGCTCCCCATCCAACCCATTCCATTCAGACCTGCCGTAAAGTTTCTGCAATTCTTTATTACGAATAGGTTTTAGAGTTCTAGAGACAAGTACGCCGTCGACTACCAATGCACGTATCCCATCCAACTTAGGTGAAGCGAGTAACGGATACTTAAGCTGATCAATATTACTATCATCAACAGTTGCGGCCAAAAGAGGGCGAAACTTACTTACCATTGTATATCTCCTCAAACTCCTGAGGCTCTGTGATGTCAGCAGCCCTAAGGGTATCGAAGATATCCACGATAGTGCCACAGCTCTCTAAAAGTTTTTCCGAAGGTTTGAACCATCCTTGTCTCACAAGGAGCACAAAAAGCCACTTAGCTTTGCGCTGCCTAGCCTGCCAACGAAGATCGTTGAAATAAGTTAGTACTTTTGGCCGCGACATGATTAACCTCTTTGTTTGTACACATGCCAAATCAAAGGAATGCCCTGAGGACGCCCTTCGATATAGCTGTGCACTGTACCTACATAAGAGCAGTTAGTATCGGGTAACGGATGTCCTGTACCTCTTATATAAAACACCTGTGGTGTCGGCGCCATATCTGTGTCTACTTCGGCCCAGAGGAAAATACGTTTCTGTGAAAGGCGTCCTACGTGTAAGGGTTTAGCCCCTTGGGGTAAGGAAATCGTCTGTGTATCTGTTACTTCCAGCACGTATTTATAAACTGTGCGCATCAGCAAGTCTCCCAAGGAAACACTAGCCAAGTATCCTGAGCGAATTCTTTTTCATACACATCCACAGCATTAAACCCTAAAGGTTTGGCATATATTGCAGAATAACAAGATTTAGGAAAGTAGTAACGTATAAAACTAAAGGTAGTCCCAGAATCAGCAAGATCGTCAACAACAAGCCAACCAGCTCCCTCTTGAATTGGCAAATTGCCTACTCGTACAATTCCTTTGGTAGACAACTCCTTGTTGTCTGAATATGTTTCTACGCAAACGACATCCACAATACGGATATTCAATATATGGGACACAATCAGCGCTGTAAATAGGCCCCCACGTGAAACAGCTATGATGCCTTTAAAAGGTTTATCAATATGTCTCGGCAAAAGTCTTTTAGCCAGATTTGCAGCATCTCGTGCTACATTTTCCCAAGTGAGTACAGCATTCTGCATTACGCAGCTCTCCGGATCTTTTCTAAATGCTTTTTAGATGCCATGTCATTGGGATGACGTTCGTGATGCTTTTCCATACGGGCTACGACCTTCTCCCTGCTCTTACGAACAGTGATACAAGTGTTTACTTTGTTGTGACGCGTCTTACCGTTTACAACCCTAGGATGTATACTAGACCCGTAGAGGTGTTCTCGGTCTTTCTCCTCTTTAGCCTTCTCCTTATGGTCTCGTAGGTCGATCATATCCTTCTTTGCCACAGTCGCCTCCTCTAACGTTGAACCACAATACAGTCGCCTTCATGTTTTAGTTGTCCACCACGTAACAGTGCGTTGATGTAATTATCCACTCGGCACTGCTCCGCATCTCCGTAAACGTCCTTAGCCTCCCTTATAAGCACGTAAGCATTTAACATTTCCAACTTGTTCTCTGTAGAGAGCCCTTTCATAGAGAGTCGAAAACGCTGCCATATTTCATCGTGTACTACTGCCTGTATAAAGTTAGCACTCCAAGCTTTACGTTTGCGCGGCCAGACTTTCATAAACCCCTCCTCTAAGCATCTACTTCATTATTATAAATGCTACAAAAAAGGGTTTCAATGGTAAAAAGGAGTGTCTTTAGGAAGTGGGAAAGGTTCGTCTATAAAGGTAGGATGCTCCGCATGGTGATGAACGCGATTGAAAGGAAGTTGTGGTGTTAGAATAGCCGTCTCAGCCACTTCATACTCCACCCAAGCATTCAGAGTGAAAAAGATCACTCCAAGAACAGCACTGATTAACAAGCACCATAAAGGTGATAGATCGAGCAACGCCACCACCCATAGCGTTGTGGGCACAATTAAGAAAAAGCTGTATAGGTCTCTGAATAGCTTAGCGCGACGTATCTTGCTTCTTGCCATTAGCACCCCCTTTTAATCGTTGTACAACCAACTCTGCGTAGCCACTTATATCTTGCCACGAATCGGCATAGTTAGGATCACCATTGAGAATCCGGGCTATTTTATGCTGGATCATCTCAAGAGCCTCTTTTTGGTGGGGTAAAAGTTTGAACCATCCCAAACTGCCCCGCATACGCAGCTTCAAGGCCTGGGAGAGAGCTGCTTGCGTCGTGAAATCACCATAACACGCACCTCGAAGGTCCAGAATTTGTGTCGTTCTGGCATGCTTAACAGCACACTTCAAAGCTTTGACTATCCGATGTTTCTTTCTGTAGATCCTTTTAGCTCTTTTCAGCGTTCTTCTCCTTGGTTGTTGGGGCCGATGTGGATACCTCAGGTTGACAAGCCCTACCCCACTCTACTCATTCTTAACATTATATAAAAAACCAAAAAGGCTTTCAAGAGTTTTTATTTGGTCCGAAACGCTTGCAGGTATGTAACTGAAAAAGCGCTCCATGGCGAAGAGCGTCTCGGGCGTGTTTTAAGGACTTTGTGTAAAAGCCCCAAAGTTTCAGTTTCTCATCTGTAACAAACCATTTAGCCATTTGGGCTGTTTGCTTAACATGGGGTATTTGATGCATCGCACAAAAAGTAAGTATGGTACCAATAAACTGTGGGGTATGTAGATCGGAAAAGGCATGCGATTGTGCTTTCCAACTGTATACACGGTAACTTTCATAGACGATGAAAGTGGGTGAGTGCTTCTTTATCATTTCGCGGAGCCAAACTGTCCCTGTCTCGATAGGTTTTGTACTCGCTTGATCCGCTTCCACAAGGGTCTGATTTTTAAACACAGCATACCCGGTAGTCTCTCCGGGGTCTAATGCTAAAAGAGTGCCTTCAAAGGGTGTAGGAACCAACTCTCGCACTAACTGTTCAAAGCTCAGCTCTTTCCAGTTCAAAGCATCCATCTTAAAACTCGGGAAGGCTAGCAGTAACAACCTCTAATTTAGCTCCTGTAGGAATGTGTAACTGTTGTAAATTACCTTTAATGATTACACCTTTGTACTTCACCTCAAGGAGATGTCTGTAAGGAAGTAGTTCGGGTTTGATTTTTGCCGCACCGTCAATCACGTTGTCTGTAGTGACAAAACCTTTCAACTTAAATATGGCGTTTGATACAAGAACCATGACAAAATATTCTTGCTCTACTCTTGTGCCTTCTTTGAGCCCTGTAGGGATTTCCCTATCCTTTTTAAAATCCAAATCACTAGACATGTCCAACATCTCCGTGCTCGGGTGAGAAAAAATGTACAGTCGTACCTTCAGGAAGTCTGCCTAATACCTCATACAAAATTACCCACGAAACTATTAACCACCCATTGCTAGTTAAATTCTCCACCACGACCCCCGTATCACTGGCACCCAAAATTCTGTAACCACCTACCAAACCAAAAGCGTGTTTGTATCGGTATGCAGCTATTGCCTCTTCTACCGTCTGTACAGAAACGCGGTGTAGTTGTAGAAGACGTTTTCCTTCTGTGCTGAAGAAGTTGTGATACTCCGGTGCCTGCGGGTAGCCTGCGATTCTTTTAGGGTGGGATCTGAACCGGAGTTTCCGCATAGCAACCTCTATAAATAAGACGGGCGAGAAAGCCTACACTCTCCCGCCCGCTTTAGGAGACCGACTCCTAACTTATTTCTTCGCAGGCTTTTCTGCCTTTTCTTGCTTCGGCAGATGCTTAGTGGCTGCAAAGACGATCTGATAAGGAACACTGTGACCGTACTTCTCTTCCAACATTTTGCGAATGTCCGAACGTGACATACCTTCATTGTAAGCGTCGACGATCACATCCTTACGGGCAACTTCCTCACCCGAGTCAGGGTCTTGAAGCATAACTTTACGACCGCGCGCGGGGGCTTCTCCTTCATCGGCGACTTCAACCTGTTCGATCTCTTCTTCAGCTGGCGCTGCTTTATTCTTCTTAGCCATTTTGCTCTCCTTGGTTTGTGTTGTTTACGTGGTTACATTACCAATAGCTTTATATTAAATGCAGTCAAAGCAAAAATCAATAGCTATCTTATGGTCGGACAAAATATTTCTTCTGTGCCGGGTCTGATACGCCTAGAGAAACGTCCTCGAGGTTTAATGTTCTTTCCAGTACAGTCCGGTTTGATTGTATATACCTAATCAACATACGCGGGTTCGTGAGCAATGGGTGATCATGGTAATCTTGACTGGCTTCAAACCACGCAGTTATGTCATGTAACCGTACCGTAATGCCATCTGGATGCACCTTCGTATGGTGCTCCACAAATACCTTCAATCCATTATAAGTCCAATCAGACTCAATCATCGCTTTTTCAGTACTTTGTGCTAAACTCTGCTTAACCCAAGCAACGTCACTCTTCCGTTCCTTCTTACTTGCTTTAGCTACTTCCTTATCTCGTGGCAGATCAAGAACTTTAGCCATAAGGCCCAAACACTGTTCGTAGTTTGCTAATCGATGTCCCGCTACATAACTATCAACCCAAGTTTCTTTTGCTGCAGCCAGGAATCGATGCAACATTACAAAGTGGTGTGCTAACCAAGAAACTCTGCCCCCACGGTTCTGTAACTGTTTTTGTACCCAATCACTGTGGTGTCCTGTACGAATAGCGTCCAGCTCGAAAACTGCGGCACGTTGTAAAAGGTCTGTGTTTAAAAAAGGTTGTTGAATAGATGTCATACCAAAAACGACGCTTACTGGCAGTTGGTACTGTGTGTTTGTCGTAAATAGCTTCCGCATTTCGATATGTGGGTTGGGTTCGGTTACAATCCGGCACATTTCATCACTTATGCGCTGCCTAATGTCTTTGTTAGTGAACTGTGCGTTATCGATAATGTGTATTCCCCCGGTACTTACGATAGAACTAAACCAGTCACGCAGATCCGTGGGTACGTTTCGTAGTAGCGGTTGTCCTGTCAGGATAGTAAGCCTTAATGCATACAGTGAGCTTTTTCCGGATCCGGGTTCGCCCACAAAGAGTTCGACTGGAAGTTGTGTTCCTTTCCAACGCAACAAAAAAGGTGATATATAAAACAATAAGGTAGCTAACTGTGCTGAGATATCGCCTCCACGAAACATAAAGTCCTTTGAAAAGATTTCGTACCACCAACTCACTGCTGGCTGCTCGAGCTGTTCATGGAAGGCATCTTGCAGATCCTCAATGTTAGTGTCCACTACGTGCCCTTGTTCAAAAAGCAACCCCCGTGTACCATTGGTGTGTATTCTTAGAGGGTAGTCTTTATCGGCGCTGATAATAGCAAAATGACTATCGCTAACTTGAACGGCAATTTCCCACCCGTCTCCCGGGGGCAACGCTAAGACGCGGCGAGGCTCGGCATCTTCAATAGGATCTTCCCCCGTAAACTGTGACGCAAGCCACTGCAAGGTCTTTTGATCTGCGGCGCCTACACCGAACTCTTTATATAGGTAACCACCAAAGAGGGACTCATGAAAAGGCTCGCTAGGCTTTTGTGTTAGTTGTGCAGGAATGAGCTTGCAGGACTGCTCATCAAAGTAGTAGGGAGTTCCATCAGAAGTAGAGCGAATCCTTCTTCCTCTAGCTTCAAGCTCCGCTAACATAGTTGCTGCAACCATCTGAGTCTCATCCCTACGAAGTTTCCCCATTTGGAGCTTGTCGTTGATGTATTTCTTAGCATTTGGGAGTCTTGGAAAGGCACTGCGTTTATTAAGTGTACTGAGGACAAGATTCCGTAACGCTTTCGCCCCCTTACTTTGGAGGTAATCGTCTACACCCACTTTCCCGAGGGACGCGTCGAAGGGAAAGACCAACTGACGTATTTGTGTAAGTGGGCACCCACAAGCGTGTGCTTCATGCGCAAGCAGCGCTGCGGCTCTCTGTACCTCATGCTTTACCCCCTGCATACTATCAGTGTCATAAGTGATTAAGAGTGTAATGCCATTATGTAGACAAAGATCAAATAGGTCTTGCAACCCAACAGCTTTTTGCCCTTCAGTAACTGTACTTTCGAACCCGGCGGGTATTTTGGCCCTTATGTGGGTACCGTCTTGAGAGAACACTGTGTGCTTCGGAAGTATGATCGTCCTTCCCCGCCAACTATCCACACCACCAAGAGCACACGCAGGAAACCCCTGTTTTACAGCAGCTGCGGCTTTCTTTTCCCCTTCGGTAATGATTATGAAGGGTCTGGTTTTGGTATTGCGCGCTACTAGAAGATGCTTTTGTAAGGTTGTCGCAAACTGCGGCGGGAAGTAAACATGATTAGCCGTTCCTGAGGGCTGCTTGTACTTAATCTGGAAGCCAAATAAGCGCGCCCGATAGAAAGGTATTCGGGTGCCATTTATGTCATAATAAGGAATAAGATAGCCGACGATGTTGGCAGGTACTTTAATTGCAGCGAGTTCTGGGGCGCCCGCTTCCTTCGCGCCTATGTCGCCGGGAAGCAGTCCTGATCTTAACAAATCATCTAAGCATATTTTGTTCATAGACCACGCTCTGCAATCGTTTGTGTAGGTTTATTGCAGAGTTAGGCTATGTTTTTAGCTAGGCCTAAGCGGATGTATGTGCGATACTGCCCAGAAACGTTTTGACGGTAGTCGGTATCTTGTTTGACTCTTCCTTCAGTAAGCAGCCTATCTAAAACGGGTCGCCATTTAGCGGGAGCAGTTTGGGGACCTAAACCAGCTTGCATCATCGTAGGCGAAATGATAGGATAAACTTCAAGCAGGAGCAAAATACGATCTTCGATGTTCTTCTCTTCCTCGATTTCGAGTTCTAGCCCTTCGTTAGCTACGTCGTTGTTTTCTACCATACAGATTCTCCGGTTGAGGTTAAACTATAAAGGACTGCGGGCTCCCACGCAACTCTTTAATTTCTGTCTTCAAGAGTCTGTTGTAGGCGCAACTTACACACCACTGCCTAGAGTATGACGAATCCTCGGAAGGATTGCAAGAACTCTAGGTATCTGCCCAGGTTAGCCGGCACCTGAGGAGATTCTTAAAACTTTTTACCCCCTTTACCTCTACGGCTGGTTATTTTATGATCGGCTCTCTTTTCGTTGTACTGTAGCTTCTCCATAAGTGCTCCAGGAAGGTCTAACATGTGTGCCCCTGCAAGATCCATAATACGAATCACTGCATCCGCGAGTTCGACTGTGAAGGCATCTCTTCCTGGGAGGTGATCATCTTTTTTGTCCTTTCGATAGCCTTCCATTGCTTCGCTGATTTCGGAGTGTATGAGGCAGAGGATCTCTGGCACGTTGCGCGTCTTGAGTGTCGGCGCACCTGTTGATAAGTCATGCCACCAACCAGCGTTGTAGCCACGACCAAAACAAGCCCCAATAAGCACAGCTACTGCGTTTCGCGTTTCCATTTCATCTGGGAGGTCTAATTTGGGTGCCTTATCAAAGGGAAGGCTCTGGAGCTTTTCTAAAATGTTCATCACATGCCTCCGAAAGGCACTAATGGAAGGCCTCTTGCAACTGAGTCGCACCTACGTATCTCTTTTATTTGTAGGAGTTGTTTTAAAGCACCAGCAGTGGTTTTAAGGGGGCTTTGTTTAGGCTCCCCATCCATAATATACCAGTAGCCCGCATAGATGGGGTACGCGTCTTCCAGGATGTGCTCACCCTGAGGCTCCCTATCAGCCATGTTGCTCTCCACAGTGTGATGGTTGGCGTAGAATTATTATAAGTAATATAAAGCAGTTAATGTGTCTTTTCAACATTTATTTTTTGGTCGGCGTTTTTGGTTCTAATACCTCATGTGCTTTGGTTACGAGATTCCTTGCGCTAGTTAGTACTTCGTCGGTAAAAGTTACTGGGTTTAATAAAGACTTTCCTTTAGGATCCCTGTTTAGGCAGAGGCATCCCATACCGTCGGCCAATTCTCTAACCGCGCTGGACATATAGGAGAGCGCAGTTGAAAACCTTGTTATGATTTCTTTTATGTTGTCGCTTTCTTCTTCGGTCATAACATTCTCCTATCGGGCATAATAAGTATGCGGATCGCTCATACGTTGTATCATTATCTTCTCCCACTGTGTGTAACAAAACACAGCCGCGTGTACGCCGTAACCGACGGCGGCAGAGAGGAGTAAAACAAGGAGTAGAACTAACAACTTTTGTACCATTATTCCCATTCCCTTTCCGCATATCTAGGGTCTTGTGTTACCTTCTTTCTCGAAGCCCATCCAACACCCGCATTACTCTCCGGCTTGCTATTCCGGATCTCTTTTGGGTATCTTTTACGGCGTTTACGTTTATTCTTTTTTGTCCCCATTTAGCATCTCCGTAAAGATCATCCTGGTTTCTGCTTCGGCCACACACAGAATACAGGCAACATACTGTGTCTTACCGTTTCGTGCCTTTCCTGCAGCATTCCTAGCCTTCTCTTCTGTAGGAAAAAACTTAACCCTATAGTAGACACTTGGATACTGCCCTCCTTCTGTACGCTCATACTCCAAAACACAGTACTTGTTTACCGCTTCTGAGCTGTTTGTGCCAAACACGTTAAATGCTCCCTGTTGTTTTGGGGTTGTATGTCATTGAAGGCACAAAACAACTAAGAGTCAACCCTAAGATGAAGGAAGTGCGCTCTTTCATAACTACTCCTTGTTCACAGGTGCAGTACTGTCAATAACTATTCCTGCACTAGGGTCTGTTTTGTTCTTACCAAGACGTTTCTTGCTGCTTGTTGTTTGCACAGTAGTGTCAGCGCCTTTATTGTTATTGGTAAGGTTCTGAATTACGTTTTCAAGTATAAGGATGGAATCCTGCGAAGCTTCATACTGCGCTTGTACTGTACTTCTGGTCACGATGTTAAGGTGCAGCTGATACCCTATATAAGCCTGCTCAGCAAGAAGCGCAGTAGTTATAAGTGCCCAAATCACGATCTTAGTCATTTCGTGCCTCCTTATGGTTGCTCCGATAATCTGTATGTGTTCTCCGCTTCTGGCTTTTAGACTCTGCATAATAGACCCTAGCATGTTCCACACAATATGTACCTTTTTCCCCTACTGGTTGTCCACAGCACACTGCATATCCGTCAGAGCCTTTGAGGAAAACTATATCGGGGCACTGACTAGATTTCAGGTGCAGCATTGAGACTGTCATCTACCCTATCCACCTAGCCACGTAATTAGCTTGATTAGGATAAGGCCAAAAGCAACGCCTAAAAAGAAGTTTGCCAGGAAGCTCCTAATAGGGGTCTTTTTTCTCTTCATAGGTTGTATAACCTCCCCCCATCGGGTTTTCTTCTCTTCTGTTGACAACGCCGTGTTTTCCTCTAAGGCTGCTTTAGCTAAGTCAGGTAGGAGACTTCTTACAATATTAATATGCTCTTCTAAAAGTTTCTCTGCACTTGTCCCTGAAGTTAGGCCCACTAATAGAAGCACTTTAACAGTGGTAACTGCAGACGCTACGCACAACAATTTAAGTCTTCTTCCTATATATCTTCCAGACACTAGTTGTCCTGTACGAGTTATCGCATTAAACGCATCTTCAGCAGCCTTCTTCGAAAGGTCTGTAAGCTCATCGGCTGTGGGAGGAGGTTTATTAGACTGCATGTCTTTCAAGGCAGCAAGCATAGCATTCAGTGTTGAATAGTCTGGTGTTTCTGGTGTGTTAGCCATGTAACCTCCCTAAAAGTAGTGCAGCAATTGCCAGCCACAGCAAGAAGTTTTGTATTGCCAAGAGCTTTGATGTTCCCTTAAGCCTGTTGCAATCATTAAGATTCAATGCACGTTCAAGGGCGGCAATAAGAGCATCTTTACCTTCCTGTCGTCTGCGTTCTGCCGCTAAAGTGAGCTCCAACGCAACGTAGTCTTCTCTCAACTTGTGATAGTTCTCCTTCCAAGTTTGCTCTAGGCTACGACTATGCGTTCTCGTCGCGGCTTCTTGGCAATTCTTTGAAGGGTGGCGTGAAGATTTTACCATTACCGTACCTCCTCTTTACAAAAAACAGTGCATCCATAAACGAAAGGCTACAACCCTCAAAAATCTCCTCGTAGGCAGCGCAGAGTATCTTCGCCTGCGCTGTAGAGTTCCATACGAAACACAGGTCTGTGGACTGCGTAGCAGCAAACCTCATAGCCTGCTCTGGGGAGAGTTCCACCATGGCTATATCCTTTTAGTCGCGATCTGAACGTACTCTGTAACACGCTCAAATTGTTTGCACCACTCTTCTCCCATTTGTTTCCTTATTGCATCCTGATCGAGGGTGACTCTTGTGAGGTGTTGTATGTTGGCCACGAAGTGTTCGCCTTGGAAAGAGGTTTGTTTCAAATTCTTCGTGCGCCCTTTAAAGGCCTCTTTGTAGAAACCCTCTGCCTTCTCGTAAAAGGACTTCTGTGCTCGCGCGATACCGATCTCGTCAACCAGAAACTCCGGCGTTATGTTGTGCCCCAATGTTGGAGGCACAAACTTTAACTCCGGCATAGATCTTTTCACTGCTTTAACAACTTTCCCGACAGGCTTTTTGGTGGTTGTGGCCATCTGGTTTCTCCTTGGTAACTCGTATGCTTATATAATAATGTGAATTATTAGAGAAATCAATGGTCAAAATGTTGTGCTGAGATACCCGGTGTGTTTTTATAGTTGGTCTTGTAAAACTTCTTCTTTACAAAGCTCTGTTCCACAGAGTTCGTCGATTGTGTTTGGGACGATCGAAAAGCCCCATCTTTGGAGTTCGAAAACGAAAAAATCAAATTGGTCGATCTCTTCATTTATAAAAAGTTCTCGCGTGGGTTGAGGCATGTGACTCAACGTATGATTCACGATTATTTTTATGCGAGGGTCGGTCATGGATTAGATCCTTCTCCCCAAAATAATAAACAAGACGCACACCGTGATTGCAAAAAGAAACACCGACGCGGGGCCGATAATATCAATAGGGCCGCACGTATTTAGAAGGTCTCCTAGGATGCATTCTTTCATGGCCTTTTCCTTCCCTGTTGCGTCAACCTCTCATTAAACGACTTTTCAAACCGGCTGGCTTGGATCGATTCCAAATCGGAAACCCACTTATTCATTTCGTGTTAACCCGTTTACAGAAAACGCATTTCGCAACTTCTTGTTTTCTTCCTCAAGCTCCTTAATACGTGCGGCTTGCTGATTAAGTTTTTCAATAACTGGACGCGCTCCATTCCAGTTTGCTTTCTCGCCACTTGAGCCGGACACAGCTTGATAGATTTCATTAAGAGTTGCGTTGGCACCACGAGCTTCCCCCCGCGTGAATTATAGCTTCTTGCTTTAACTTTTCTATGAGCGAGGCTTGCTGTTCGATCTTTGTGGCGGCTTGCAAGAAAAAATAAGCATCTATACCACATGGTTTTTCTGAGCTTTTTATACACCATTTTATTAATTCTTCCGTTGTCATGTCGCTCATGTTACCTCCACGATTTTGACTTTGCGAACGTCTTTGGTATTTCCGTGCCATTCCGCATCTTGTTTTTATATATATAAAGCTGGATGTACAGAAAAACCTACAACCCCATGATGTTGGACTCCCCCGTCTTCGTTAAATGCAGCCCAATACGTCTTTTCTTTGCGCTTTTTCATGCTTCACCTTTTAGCTTTCGGTATGCGGCGATGGCTTCGTCAGCCTTTCTTCCTTCATCGTCCATAAGATTATCAGATGGCTCCTGCCATGTTCTTGTAAGGTGTGGTTCAGAAAGGTCACCATCTGCGTTCCCTCGCCATTCATCAGCATAAAACATAAGCGCCTTCGCCATCATCTCCATAACGGCTTGGGTTTCATGGTCAATGGGGCGGGTGTTCCATGCTTCTATCGCATGTTTTCTATATGCCCGTCTTACTGCTGGCTTAAAACAATTTTTATCAAGACACTTAATTTCATATCGAACATATCCGGCAATCCTTCTACAGTCTATTCTTGGTTCAGTTCCACAAAACGGGCATGTCTTAAACTCACTCATAAATCACGATCCTTTCCCCTTGCTCGACTGTTTCAACCGCTCTTTAAATGACTGCAAAGAGTTTGTAGGCTTAATACACTCATCAATGTTGGCCCCAGGTTCTAAAGGGGCTACCACCTGTACCCGCCGAGGTTTGCTCATCATCCCGTGGTTAGTTTTCTCCCATGTACGACCACACTCGGGACATTCACCAGAGTCATCTAAAACCGGTTTGGGATCCGGATGCATAGGGCAGTGTATAGCTTCACTCATTTCTTCCATGTTTACCTCTTTGTTGGCGCAGGTTCTGCAAAGCCCGTTGGGACAAAGTCTTGTTTTGAAGGAATAGGTGGAATCAACTCGACTCTTGGTTTAGATAACACCTTTAGTCTCGACTCATCGAACCAGCAGGCATCACCTTTACTTTTGGAGTTTATCCTAGGAGTTAGGAGCACTTGGTTGCAGCCTGTAAGGTATTGGACGAAGCCGATAGCGACTCCCTCGAAACCCGTGACTACATCCTTCATTGTTAAGCCCAAATCTCTATGCGACATTTTCAAGTTCCTTTCTAGCAATGCTAAGTTTATCTCTTTGCTCGGCTTCTTTCCCGTGGTTACTGTTTTATCGGTCATTGTTCCACCTTTGGTGGGCGTACGTTGCAATGCTTACAAATAATATAAGGGGGTTTTTCTTTATCCCAAGACGGCTTGGCTTCCCAAACGTGCTTACCGCTCGCACAGTTTCTTTCGTTATAGAGGCGGTCAACTAAGTCCTCTAATCGTTTTATTCTGGCGATCAGTTTAGTATTAAACATTGTCATAGCCTTTCGTGGTTTGTGTTGTCATAGCAAGTATCTCCACCAAGTGAACGCAGCACAAAAGCCATCAAGGAAGGCCAACCATAGGTCTTTAGTGGTTATTGTATTAGGCATTTGCTGCTTTCCTTTTTAATACAAAAAACAGGTAGTTGTTTCCGATTGTGTTGCAAAAAGTATGACTTGTCGGCCACCATGCTAAAAAACAATTCTTCAGGACACCAGATTAAAGTGTTGGTGGTTTGAGTCATTTGAAGTCCTTTATCATCTTAACGATGGCCCTGATCGCTTTTATCGGAGAAGTGCCGCCCGATAGCTCAAAATCAATTCTACGCTTGCATTTTCCGTCCCATGCTTCGATAGAACAGATTTTCCATCCCTTAGGTAGCTTTGGTGCTGTTTCTGTTTTCATGGCACAGGCTCCGATACTATTACGGCGATTACCCCATCGAGATAAACCCGGTCACGGACGGTTTCAGCGTCCGTCTGCAACGCTTCAAACTTCTCAATAAGCTTAGCACGGAATTGTTCCACAGAGTTCGTCGTTTGTGTTTGTTTATCTTGCGACATTTTTCCTACACTCTAGGATGGGGTGTTGATCTCTATGTGACATTTTCATTCTGCTTCTCCTTCCATTGTAAAATCTTCATAATGCACCACCCCGGACAGACAAAAGATAGCTCTGCATGTTTAAGCTTGTTCATGTGCTCAGCAAAACTAACATACTTCGGGGGAATGTCTAAAGTGGTGGCTACAGTAGTGAGGGATGCTTGGTCTCGAAGTCCTTTAACAATGCGAGCAGCTGTCCGCCTCTGCATCACAGTAACAGCAACTCTAGGCATAGGCTTTGCATAGGGCCGCCTCAAAACGGAAGCTCCCCACGCTTGTTGTTACGGGTTTTATATGCTCTAGACTCAACGATATTGCGGGAACCCTTCTTGTACGGCGAGGATCGGAGAGCATTCCTAGAAAGAGTATCGTTAACCGTTTTAACTACCCTCTCGGCCGCGACGAATTGGATTCTTTCCTTCCAGGTGTAGCCGAAATGGTATATATAACGGCTTTTTGCTTCGGTTTCTGTGCTACCGGTGATGTAGTTTTCTGCTATATCACCTTCTTGGTAAAGACGACGATTAACCCTATATAGGATCCTTAAGTGCGCTGGTCTGCCTTTGTAGGTAATCACGTACATGACTTTTCTCCTAGGGTAGTGTTCGCTAGTGACGCAATAGCAGTGATTGCTTGTACTTTGGTAGCTTTTAACCCTTTTAAACCAAAAGCAGCATAACGCGTGATCCAGCTTTGTAGTTCTTCCGCAGACAGGTTGTACTTTTGCATCGCTGTGTGGAAGGTGAGTTCTCCTCTCTGGATTTTGAGTATTATGTCTCGCTTACGTGCAGCTGTGAATCTCATAGCAGCCTCCTTGTTTAGACAGCCAGACTCTCTAACCACTTCCCTATTGTGTCCCGTAGAACCTTTTCCGCTTCTCTGTGATCTTGGTGTACCCCTAATTGGTTGTTTGTTCCGGGCAAAGAGCATGTAACGTGATATTCTACCACATTATCACGCTCAACAGGGCGTCGTGGTTTAACCTTTCCTACCAGAACCTTTCCAATAAAGAACTCTGTTACCGCATTATCTTTAGGTGAAGCTTTGGATTTCAACGTTACGTTGATTAGGGAGAAGTGCTCTTGCATGGTTTCACCTTGTTCTAGGATGATACTAAGAGACTGGAGGAAGAGTGTAGGTGTATTTAGTAAGTAGGGGTAGAGAGGGTCCATTAGGTATTGTTGTCCTTAACATTGGGTGCTCCACAAATGTGAGCCCATGTAGGAGCCCGCAGAACGGATTACTAGGTGTGTTTGGAACTCTTTTAGGATGCGTCCTATAAGGCGCACATTATCAAAAACAGGCCGAAAGGTTAACATGTTGGGGGTGACTTTTTGTGGGTTGCGTTCATGTGTTTCAAAATACACATGTGCCCATAAACAAACCTCTTGAGCCCCAAAACGGTGCGTATTCTTTTCTGGGGATTTAGCACTGATCTCGGCCATCTGGACATCATCTAGGATTATGTTGATGATGTCAGCGATCTCTTTACGATCCACCTCAGTTAGGCGCGATCCGTAAGCAAGACGTCTGCCAACATCCTTGTAAGGATTGGATAAGGGTACTTTCTCCGAGGGTGACTGAGGATTCTTTTTCATTCTTACGATTATAAAGAGGAAACTAATTACTTTCAACAGAATTCTTATTGTCCCACAGTTCCCATAGTTCCCACAGTAATCCTAATAACCACATAAGTTTTGTTCTAATAGAACTAATTGATCCAATGGAACTCTAAGTAACCTTGTACTGCTGTCCTCGTAACTCACATTACCCACAGTTCCCCTTTGTTTCATAGTAACTCATATCCACCTTACTAACCTTGTACGGAAGGGAATGGTCAAAACTCAATGTTTTCAACAACAGCTCGGAGGGTTGATGAGTTTGATGAGTTTGATGTGTTCAATTAGTTTTGATATCTTAAATATAAATTAAAATTAAATTAAGTATATAATTATATATTATTCTAAAGAATTAGACTAAAAATATTTTATAAATATACCAATATAATATATATTTAAGATAACATAATCAATCGAACTCAACAAACCAAACTTTACAATTGAACTCATTGTATTAATGGAACCCATAGCGTATGAGCGTGTGCACAAATAGGTGTACAAATAGGTGGTCGACGGTAAGGGTCCTGACCAAAAACAGACCTCCAAGCAGAGTCTGGGGCAGACTAGTTCCTGACCGGGCACAGGACATACCGACAATCTTCAGACCCAGCGGACGTTGCGGGGCGCCCACTGCCCTCCGGACATACCTACCACCAAAACCCTCCCAAAGGTACGTGGACCTGACTAGTCCCTGGTCCCCTAAGGACAAAAAGAGAGCCGGGTGTTTAGTCCGGCTCTTAGTTTAGGCTGCGTTAGGCCCTGGACCGAATAGTTGCTCGGCCCGTTTCTGTTCTTTTTTACCCCACACCTTTTGCCATCTCCAGTACGCACGGCACACTTTGTGGTTGCATGCCGGCCTCCCGCACGGAATGACATTGATCACTACTCGTTGTATTAAGCTTGGCTGTACGTTCTTGCTTGGCATGTTCGGTCTCCAGTTCTAGGAAGCGTCGATACTCGGCTCTGGTGTTGAAAGTATGTAGAACCTTTCCCTGAGCGTCCTTAATGGTTAGTGGTTGCATTTTATTATTAGGCTTCATCTGCGGGCTCCTTATACAAAGGTGTAAGGCGGCCTATTTCGATGACCCCCTGACAGATCTCTGCCAGTTGTGGTAGGGTTCTATTGACAAAGTCCGCAGCTCCACGCAACAGCAGGATACGCTTTTCTATGTCTGTGGAGTCGACAGGCCCCGTCGGGACGTTCCCATCGATGACGCGACGCAAGTCTGCGCACGTATCGCTGACTACCGACATAGCTGTATGCATAGCTCTAAGGCGTCTGTGATTGTAGGATGGCATAACTCACCTACCTTTCAATGCATTGGTCTGTTGAACTTCGTTAGCTGCCATCTGCACGCCTAGAGGAACTCTCCAAGTGTACGTTAGATTACCTCTAAGGTCCACTTTGTAGCTCCCGCACTCGTACGCGACGGCCACCTTTTGGAAGTTCTGTGTCGTATAGTACTTGCCGACGCAGAAGCCCGCATAGGCGCCCCCTGCCCCACCAAGACCGGTGAGTACGAGGAATATCACTAAGTATTTCATGTTTGGTCTCCTTTGTTAGGTAATTAGTGTATGCCCTTCGGAAGTAACCACCACCAACCTCCCGAGGGAGGCGTTACAGGACGTGCAGTGTACAGTACCGAAGTACCGCGATTAAAATGATGCCCACTGCGATGCCCTGTAACAAACCCCTACCCACGTCATAGTACTTACCAGACATGCAGCCCTCCTGTTAGTTAGGCTGCTTTGTCCTTCTTCAACGGTGTCACCAACACATTGCGTACATGCTGGTAGCGAATATTCAGTTCCTTGGCGATCTCGGAACGTGACTTACCCTCTGCATGCATCTGTCTGATGCGTTCAGAGATTGTACCAGTACGAGGTGCAGGTGTTTCCTTTGCGACCTCGGTGACCTTGACTGCTTTCTTTGCCATGTTATGCTCCTTTGTTGTTTGTAAATGCTCTATTGCATTTTACATAATTTATTATATGCTGCGACCAAAGGTGATTGCTAGTGTCAAAAAGTAGGGCGACGTGATTTTTATTTGCCTAGGCACCTGAAGCGGGCAGAGCCTAGGGGACCTACCGGGGCGGTCCCCAGCCCGGACACCTTTTATGTTAAAAGGCAAAAGAAAAGGTTACAACCATTACTGATTATAACCTTTTCGTATTGTTTGTTTATGCAGCTTTCTTAAGAGGTGTTACCAAAACATTACGAACATGTTGGTAACGAATGTTTAACTTTTTAGCAATTGCTCCCTTACTAAATCCTTCATTATGAAGGTAACGAATCTTACTGGATTTGGTAGGAAGTGTGTTAAGCATTTCGTCATGATTGGTAGTGGTTGGTTCATCTTTCTGAACTTTGGTTGCTTTGGACATTTTCGGTCTCCTTTCATAGTTGGTAAGGTTTGTTAAGACTTGGTAAGAACTATGAACTAATTTCTTACCTTATCATATAATTATTATAATTCTTACTAATGAATATTTCACTAAAAAAGGAGAGAATATTCGATTAATTTTCGTGCACGGATTAACATAATCGTTCCTTTTTTGTCGGTTAGCGGTCTAAAAATATTTTGAATTTTTCCCTTCCAAACCAGCAGGCACAAACCCTCACCCTTCATCAGCACACGAGGGCAGACAGTAACGGCCACTTCCATAACCGACCAGATCTTTCGACACTCTTGAAAAATGCTTCAATAAGAAACCGCATACCTCCAATAAATATTTTTGTGTCCTTCCCTGCAGCTCTGGGGCTACTTCTTCCAGTACGGGTACACACTCACACACTCTGAACGGTTGGTCGCAGAAGAAAGTGTCGCATAGGCACGACCAAAAAGCTTCTCCTCTGCGGCTTAAAATATTTTGCAGTGTTTCTCTAGTAGCCATCCTCAGCTCCTTAGGTCAAAGTTAAACTGTTAGGTTAAAACTGATTGATACTTTCCACGTGCAACCCTTTGACACACTCCCCTAGCACAAAGCTTATCCAAGAGTGTATAAAGCTTCAAGGGGGTACAACTTAAATCGTTAAACGCTAGGTATCCGTGCAGTTCCGCACTCGTAATGGGTTCCTCAATCTGATCAAAGAACGCCTTCAGCAAGTACATTCGGGTCACAACTCTCCTTACAACTTTCTTCATTTCAGCCTCCCTTCATTGTGCAGCTTAGTTAAAAGGTTAACTTGACAACGAACACCGATTTCTATCAGTGCTAACGGTGCATTCACGAACACATTTGTACACAGTGAAACTTGACGAAGCAGCGGTATTTCTACCGTCCAGGTTGGGCTGTACCGCGATCCCCTCGATGAGCTTAGACGTTTGTAGCTCGCTAGGCTTCTCTCCTAGCTGGCCTTTTCCACTGGAAGAAAGACGATTCCTAATCCAAGCATAAAGCTTGATACGCCCGTATATCGCCTGCTGCCATGTCTCTGCTTCGGCAAGTTTCATTCTAATCATTATAATATAAACAAAAAGATTCCTCAATGGGCAAAAATAATTAACTTGATTTTCCGATCAAAACTCCTATATTATAACAGAAAGGGAGGTCCCAAGGAGTCCTCATGTCCTATATTCCAAACCAACAGCAGACACGGTACATAAAGGCATTGACTTCAGTAATACCACTGAATGGTTATGGCCTCATTGAAGGGATCTTTCGTCCTGACTTACTGCCTGAGCTGCATTGCGATAACTTTCTTCCTGGTGCTAGTACAGGTACTAGTACAGACACCGGCACAGAAGTTGCCCTGTTGGGTAGCAAGTATTCTCCGGCAGCGAAAGCTTTAGGATTACCACAGGTAGTCCTCGATGGAATTGCGCACGAGCTGGACGCAGCATACGTACCCCTAGAATATGTTGAAGGTTTTCCTACAGTTGCTGGCAAACCTTTCTGGTTGCAGCTTGATTTTGAACCCGCAGATGCTTACATAGATTTTGAGGATTACCTTCGACAGGTAAAAGAAGAAGGTATACGACAGCTCTACACACTTGTTAACTCCGACCGGCCTATTGAACAATTACAAGAACAGGCGATACTATACTATTGGCCGCAACGAGCCTTGGCCTACGACACTTTCAACATCATCCAAAGGCGTAAGGAACGTGAAAGGCGTGCGCTAGAAACAGAAAACACCCACTACATGATCGCCAACAAGTTGATCTCCCTTTGTGAAGTATACCTTGAAAACAACCTAGAGGAGCTCAAGGAAACACTATCTCCAAAGAACTTCATCGAAATGCTAAAAACCGCCACCCAACTGCAACGTATTTCCGTTGGGTTACCAATGAACGGTCCAAGTGCTACACAGGCTGCCGACCCTGCTAGTGGAGAGGGATCCTCTTTGGAAGTCATCATGCGTAAAATTGTGCAATCTAACACTGCGGAAAATAACACCGCCCTGACCACATCAGAAGCAGATACCCAACGCGAGCAGCTGGCATCACTGCAGTCCTTAATGCATGACCCCGAAACGTTGAAAATTGCACAAGAGCTTATCGTACGCGTGAACAAATAAAACCACAACCGCTTAGAAACAGATTGTGTAGGTCCTCATGATGCCAGCACAGGTACAAGCTAGACAGCAAGCCAAAACACAGGTTAAGCCGCCTGCTTCTTGGGAGCTAAAACAGAAGAAAGCCTGTTCCAAATGCGGGACGGTCAAACCTTTGCTAGAGTTCCCCTCAAATAAGGACTCCAGTGATGGTCGTGGAAGCTACTGTCGTCCGTGTAAGGCAGAACTTGCCAAGGAGAGGCGCATTAAAGACGCAGGTGCACGTCTCAGGCACTACATCGTGACGCGCATCCGCAACGAAACGCCTAAAGATAAACTCCCCAAAGACCTTGAGACTAACCTTGAGCATTATTTAGGCTACAAACTGTACGAGCTGCGCCGCCATCTACGTGAAACTGTACAAGCAGAGGAAGGCATATCATTAACAAAGAGCTTCATCGATGGCTACCATTTAGACCATCGTACACCCTTATCCTCTTTTAAAAGCACGCGCGTTGGGGATGAGGAGTTTCGTAAGTGTTGGGCAATTACAAACCTCAAGATGATCCCAGCACTACAAAACCTACGTAAAGGCTCCAAAGTGGAAGCTCTTGTAAACAAGGGGCTTGAATTACGTGCCAAAAAGGAAAAGGAAAAGGAAAAGGTGTAATGGAGCCAACCAACTACCTACCTTTCCCCGAGGGCCGCATCGAAGATCCCGATACCTTTGGACAGTTATCAAGGATTCTGGGTCCTCAAGCCTTTCGCCTGACTCCTGCTACACTAGCTGTTAGGATGTCGAAGGGAAGATGGCAAGGGGCTCCCCACTTACTTTTCTTGTCGCAGATAATTACACATGCACTTAATCAAGGCCGCGCACGGCTTATTATTAGCATGCCGCCGAGACATGGAAAGAGTAAGCTAGCTTCGGTGCGTACGCCTCTGTGGCTTTTTGACTGGCATCCCAGTTGGAGTGTTGGCATCGCCTCTTACGGAGCGGATCTCGCAACCGAATTCAGCGAGGAAGTGCGTGACATCATTCTTGAAGATCAAGATGACGAAACAGGGGAGAAACTGCTCCGTGTAGGGTTGAAAACCACTAAGGTTAACAACTGGTCGACTACTGAAGATGGTAATATGTACGCTGTTGGTGTAGGTGGTGCTCTTTATGGGAGAGGCGTACATGTACTACTCGTTGATGACTATTACAAAAATGCAGAAGAGGCAGAGTCACAGGCCTGCAGAGACAAAGTATATGATTGGTTTAGCACTATTGCCAGTACTCGTTTGGAGCCTAACGGATCGATCATTATTGTGGCTACCCGTTGGCATAAGGATGATCTTTCTGGACGTTTGTTGAGTATGCCAAATAGTCCTTGGAAAGAAATTCGGTTGCCAGGGATCGCTGAAGAAAATGACCCATTAGGAAGAGCCCCCGGAGAAGCTTTATGGCCTGAAAGGTATTCGGTTGCGGATCTTTTAGATTGGCAAGCTACTATGGGGAGTTATTTCTTTCAGGCAATTGTACAGCAACGCCCTGCAAGCAGCCGCTCTGAAGTATTCAAAGAGTATTGGGTTGAGGTAGTTGATGAAGAACTCGTAGGCGACGACGTTGTATCGATACGCTCTTGGGATTTCGCTGGCACAGAAGCTGACGGCGATTACACAGCTGGCACCAAGATGAATGTTCGTATATCTACAGGAGAAGTACAGATCACCGATGTTGTGCGTGTCCGGTACTCGCCTGGAAAGATTGAGGAGCTTATCGCTGCGGTGGCGGTTTTAGATGGCCCCGAAACGGAAATAGTACTTGAACAAGAACCGGGCGCTTCTGGAAAAGCAGTAATTGAGCACTACATAAATAAAGTGCTTAAAGGGTATAGAGTTTCAGGTACTCCTAATGCCAAGAACAAGTTTGTTCGTGCGCAGCCCTTCCTAGCTGCTTGTGAAAGGGGAGATGTAACGTTACTACGTGGGACGTGGAATTACCTTTGGCTGCAGGAGTTTTCGGGATTCCCAGAAGGAGAAAACGACGACCAAGTAGATTCTTCTTCCCAAGGATACAACAAGGTTTTCAAGGTGAGCACTTCTGCAGGCACTTGGGGAAGAAAAAAGAGGGGCACATTAAAGTCCTCTGGAGAAAAAGTCGCAGAGGACAGTAAGGAACAGGCAGCTGCCCGTATAGAAGAGTTGTTACGTATGCCTGCAGAGGTACCTGTAGGCAGTACGATGGTAGAAATAAAAAAGCAAAAACTACCACGTGTAAGAATGTCGCACATAGCAAAAAGCCGCTTCTTCCGCACCACATGGGGAAAAAGGTAACTAATAGGAGGTTTCTATGAAAAAGAGAGTCGTAAAAGCACAGCAAACAAAGAAAAGCGGGCTGCCTATGAAAGTACAAAGTGCTTTAAAGGATCGTGCACAATTAGCTGCGTATCTGGGGATGCAGTTTAGTGGGAGCCGTGATCTGTACAGTGTATTCGGTTATCCCACAAAGTTGCTCTTTGAGAACTATTTAGCCAAATACTTACGGCAAAACATTGCGAAACGTATTGTAAATGCTCCAGCATCTGCTACTTGGCGCAACCCTCCGGTGCTAGGGTTCTCAACATCGTTGCGAGACACCTCAGAGGCAAAAAGTTTTCTAACTTCTTGGGAAAGTGTCGTGCGTAAATTCAAAGTGTGGTCGATATTCGAACGTGCTGACCGACTTGCTGGCTTAGGCAACTACTCGATCCTGTTGTTAGGGTTTAACGACACCTCGCAGGCTAAGGATTTCGCCTGTCCTGTTAGTGACGCGGAACTTCTGTACATTCATACTTACAGTCAGCCGATGGTATCCATAAAAGAGTTAGACATGGAAACGTCAAGCGCTCGTTTTGGACAGCCGCTAATTTACCAGATAAACATGGGAGACGCTTTTAAAGGGGTTGCAACTAACTCCTTAACTGCGTTCCCCACCACCAACGTGGATGTGCATTACTCGCGTGTAGTGCACATCGCAGAAGACGCTATGGAGAATCCTTTTATAGGAACACCGAGGCTGCAAAACGTCTATAACGATCTGGAAGATCTTGCAAAGGTTTCCGGAGGCACTGCAGAAACCTATTGGCTTGCGGGTAATAAGGGAATGCAGATCGACGTAGACAAGGAAGCGGAACTTGGTGAGGATGATGAAGCAGCTTTAGAAGACGAGATCGAAGAATATCAGCACCAACTTCGGCGTTTTATACGCACACGGGGAGTCACAATCAAGGACCTAAAGAGTGATGTGCCTAACCCTAAGCAAACTTTTGATATGATCATCGCACTTATTTCAGGTACAACGGGTATACCACAAAGGATCTTGACAGGATCGGAATTAGGACAGCTGGCTTCGGATCAGGATCGTGCGAACTGGTCGGATCGTATAAAGGAACGTAGAGTTACCTTTGCGGAGCCTTGTGTGTTGCTCCCATTTAAAGAGCGGCTCATAGGTGCAGGAGTTTTACCTAAAGTGGATCTTTCCGAAGTTATTTATGATTGGCCTCCGAACTTTCAGTTAACCCCTCTGGAAGAGGCGCAAAGCCAAGCACAAAAAGCACGCGCCGCAATCAACCTAGCCAAGATGCTGTCAGAGAACCCCATTTTAACTTTGGGTGAGTCCCGAGGTGTTATCGGATTTCCAGCGGAGCCCCCAGAACCACTTCCTGAACCTCAAAAGAAGCCCCAACCACCAACGAGCTCCCCGGGGACGCAGTTAGAGGTTCCAACAGAATGATCGCAACATAATTATTTTGTTGCGGACTAAAGAATTCTGTTGATTTTTACTTTTTTGGTCCTCTATAATACTTGGAGTACCGACCAATGAGGTAGAATTGTGACTCAGCAAGCTGCTCCTAAAACTAAGTCGCCCCAAACTATCAGTGTGTTGGCAACAGCCGCTACCGATCAGATTAGGAACGAGCAGTTTCTCGGTAACGATTTCATGGTTGTGCCTGTAGTTGCCCTTGTAGAGGGTGTGTGGCACTCAGCGAGCTCGGAACATCCGGAACTTGCGCTGGCGAGTGAGTTCGGGAGCGTTCCTGAGGGGTGGAATGGGAGGCCCGTCACTTTAGGGCATCCCAAGCGGGAGGGCTCTTTTGTGAGTGCTGGTTCGCCGGATGTTTACAATAAGGAAGTTGTCGGAATCCTATTTAATACTCGGGTAGAAGATAAGAAACTGAAAACAGAAGCATGGATCGATAAAGAAAAGGTGGATTCTTTAGGAGAAGAGGCGCAAAAAGAAATTGACCGCCTTCTATCGGGGCAGGTTGTTGAGGTTTCTACCGGGTTGTTTGCCAATGTGGATGACGCATCCGGTTATTTTAATGGAGAGGAGTTTGATGGGATATGGCGTAATGTGGTACCAGATCACTTAGCATTACTCGCTGAAGGTTCCATCGGGGCTTGCAGTGTTGCCGATGGTGCGGGTGCTCCCAGGCTAAATCAGATTAGGACACTTTCTAAAAACCCAAAGGAGGGCCAAATGCCAAAAGAGAGAGAAAACATTGGCGCAGTAGCTCTTCAAAAACTCCGTAGTTTCTCTGGTACGATTTGGTCGCGATTGAAGAGTCAACTAAGTTCTAGTAATGTTAATGTGGAGAACGCGTTAAATGCGGCGTTGGCTTTAGCTGATGCCGAAAACTGTTATTATATTGTAGCTATTTTTGACGATTCTTTTGTGTATATTCGCAACTGGGAGAATCTCTTTTATCAACAGGCTTACACAATAAACGACTCCGGCACAGTTATCTTGGGCACTACTGTGACTGCGGTGAGACCCGTAACGGAGTTTGTGCCCATTGATGTACAATTTGAAGGAGGTTCAACTATGACTGTGCAGGAGAGAGTGACTGCCTTGCTGCAGAAGAATAAAAAGCTGCAGGAGTCAGACCGTGTGTGGTTGGAGAAACTCGAAGAGGCGCAATTGGAAAAGCTTCTTCAGGATCCTCCGCAGGAAAAAGAGGGAGAAGAGGGAGCTACCGAACCTGCTAAGGAACCCGCGGAGCCAAAGCCTCCGGAGGAACCCAAAGAGAAAGAGGCAAATGGGGAAGAAGAGGACGTTGGTGAGGAAGATGCCGACGAAGAGGAAGAACCTACGACCTTAGAAGCTTTTCTGAAAAAAGCTCCTAAGGAACTTAAAGAGGTTCTAAATGAGGGAGTTCGCATGCATAAAGATGCGAAAAACAAGTTGGTGGAGTCTCTTAAGGCTAATAAACGGTGCGACTTCTCAGAAAAGGAGTTACAGACGATGGGACTTAAAGAACTTACCAGGCTTGCAAAGCTCGCTAAGGTGCCTAACTATATGGGCAATGCTAGCGCTTCCGTGGTTGCTGCAAATGAAACTCCGGAAGAAACTTACGTACCTGCACCAGCAGTCTTTGCTCGCAAAGCTGTCGGCGCTCAATAGTAATGGCACATCCTTGGAGGTGAAACATGGCTTCAAATACAATTATCCTTAAGGGGAATGGGATTCATAAGGAGGCGCTTGCGGGGGGTACGATTACTCCTGGTATGCTTCTGGCGAGAAATTCCTCCAATGCAGTTGTTGCGCATAACGCAGCCGGTGGCTGTGCACAACGGGCATTTGCACTGGAAAACGAACTGGAAGGTGAAGATATTACCGACAACTACGTGAGTGGTGATGTTGTTCCCTTTGTTGTTTTGGATCGGGGTGCAGAAGTTTATGCACTGCTAGCTATTGGACAAAGTGTCTCTGTAGGAGCATTTTTAGGTTCGGATGGTGCTGGTGCACTGCAAGCAGTTACGACTACTAATGTTGTAACGCAGTATACGGGGGCTGTTACAGATGATGACGATGCAGCCACTAACGGTACAGCTGTGTATGCACACATTGATGAAAAGGCTGAAGGTGCCGCTCCGATTGCGCATCTGGAAAGCGTTACTGCCGGTAATGCGAATACTTACTTTACTGTGGGTAATGGTGGTCCGTTATGCAGGGTTCTCGATGACGATGCTGCTAATTCGGGTGGCTATGCTGTCTACTTTGATGAAGATGCTACTTCCGAAGATTCGCGTTTTCTGATCAACAACGCAGCTACGGGTAAGGACGTTTTTGTGGTCTTATCTGACGGCTCTTTCTTGAGACTGAAGCATGATGCGTCTGCTAACTCACACGGCGTTGCTTTGTATGTGG